ATGTAACTCCCAGAAAGATCAAATCCTTCTGGAGAGACCACAAAGAGACTCTCTGGTTTAACCCTGACAAAAAATACCTCAAAAACAATGATCAAGTGATTCCTGCCATTCGATCTATCTGTGAGTTGTCTCATGGGAATATGGTTGAATACCTTGGTCCAAAACTTGAACAAGGCTTTGATGTAACCTATAGCGAAATTGTCAAAAACTGGCGTTTCTTCGGTCCTCACGGAGCATATCTGTTCTTTGATGCTCTCTATGGGATGCAGCCGGAACACTATTCTGATCCTACTCATCTGGATTGGAAGAACTGCGGTCAAACCGTGGTAGAAGGCATGGCACATCTTCTCTGTGACGATACCGCCATTCAAGACAAGAGCTATGATTTGGATCGTTATAACCGGATGGTTGATAGGTTGGCTATCAAATTTGACAAGCCCAAGATCATGATTGAGTCCAATTTGTGCTTTTTCCGCAAGCTATTCAAGGGGACTCGTTATTTGGGATACTATGCTGACCGTCAGCTGACTGAGTGTTTTGCCACAGAAGAAGCCCTTTGGAAGGATTGTCACATTGATGTCTGGAAGCTGCGAATTAAAACTGTTCCCAAGAAGCTCCGAGGAGAAAGTCATGACTGGAAGACTTTCCGCAAAGATCGGTTGAAGTTGTTTTTAACAACTGGAGGTCTGGAATGAGAATGCTGGTGAACATACGTGGATGTAATGGGGCAGGCAAATCTACTATCCCTATGTCCATGATGAGCGATCCTGGTATGTTTGTTCAAGAGTTGCTCTATAGCGATGGTAAACGCATGGCAGCACTCACGGTATTCCCGTCCTATGGTTGGATTGCTTTGGGTACATACTTCAACAAGACTGGTGGTCTTGATGGTATTCGTAACATGGAGTGTACCATAGCAGCTCTATATGCTGCTGTTGGTATGTACCCTGAGTATGACATCATTATGGAGGGTATTCTTTGCAGCACTGTATTCTCCAGCTATGCTGAGCTTTATCATCAAATAGAGCAAAAAGCATCCATGCAGGTGCTCATTATATCTCTTCTTCCTCCTCTCGACGTGTGCCTCGAGCGTATTCAGCAGCGGAATGGGGGTAAACCCATCAAGGAGGATCTCGTAGCAGGAAAGCGACTTTCTGTCGCACGGAGCCACGAAAAATTCAAACAGGAAAACTTTACCTGTGTCAAGGTAGACTCATCTCGAGTCAAAAAGAGCAAGATGCTCACAGCCTTCATGAAGACTGTAGACAAATACAGGAGGTAATTATGGATAAGGTAGAAATTCACAGAGATCTCTGTACAGAGATGCATGCCTTGTATGAGCGGAAAAACGCTGACTATGGAGACAGCTTTTCCCAGCTTCGCAAGCGTTATCCCAACTTTGTGTGTATGAGGTTATTTGACAAGCTCAATCGTCTAGACACCATCATTCAGCCTGGATATGAATGCAAGGTGTCTGATGAGAAAATCGAGGACACCTTGATGGACATTGCCAACTATGCCATCATGGAGTTGACCGAGCGTCGGGCAGAGCGTCCTCAAGGTGGGACTGTTGGAAAAGTAGGATCCTATTGTGACCCTACAAATACAAGCTGCGGCGGTATTGGACGCACAATCCTTACGGGAGGAACTAACTGATGATCACAGTATTTGAAGGGAAGACTGTCAACGATGTTTGGCAGCAGGGCTTTAAGGCTCTTGTAAATCAAGCAGAAGCAGGTATCAAAGATACCTCTCGTGATGGATCTGTCGTTGGTGAGATCCTTGATGCAGCATTCTGTGTGAAGGATCCTACCAGAAACATCGTCACTGACCCAATTCGAAAGATGCCTTTGCGGTATGCCATTGGGGAGCTGCTTTGGTATCTTTCTGGCTCCAATCGCACTGCAGATATCGCTCAGTTTGCTTCCAAGTGGAATGACCTATCGGATGACGGTATCCATGCCAATTCTGCCTATGGTTATCGAATTTTTGAGCGATTTGGCTTTGATCAGTGGGAACACATCAGAGATATGCTCATGAAAGATCCCAACACTCGTCAAGCAGTCATCCATATCAAAGATGCGAGCAATTGTCCTACCAAAGATGTACCCTGTACTGTGTATCTTCAGTTTCTGCTGAGAAATAAACGCCTCAACTTGTCTGTCCATATGCGGTCAAATGACATTTGGATGGGCGTACCTTATGACATGTTCAGCTTCTGTGCTTTACAGATGCTTATGGCAATGGAGATCGGCGTCAAAGTCGGTGAGTACACTCATTATGCTGGCTCGCTCCATCTTTATGAGCGGGACTATCAAACAGCTCAGAAGAATATGGCTCCTCTGTGGGAAACCTCTGAGAGAAAGTGAGTTGGAAGTTGTCATGAGGAATGGATTGATAAAACTCATTGTAAAGGTTCTTGACGAGAACAAAGACCAGCTGGTCTGGGAACATCTGTGCTATGTCCCTGGAGATCTATATCTCACGTTTCTCAAACAGAAAGAGATTGAGCGAGTTGAGATGTCGGACTATTTGTCTATCTGGGCAAAGCGGGATTTCAACATTGATCTTCCCATGACAACAGCCAAGGATATCCTGATCTTGAGAGAACTGATTGTTAACAAATACAGAACAGTGTACCCTCATATGGCTCGCAAGACTGCTACAGATCGTCAAGGTTGGGTCAGGGTATGGGTATCTGACAACATGGACCGAGAAATGCAAAGGAAGTGATACACTATGAGTTGGAAAGACAGTTTGCCCAAAATTGTGGCTGTGGATTTTGATGGGACTCTGGTTGAGGATGACTATCCCAATGTGGGTAGACCGCATCAAGATATGATTGATGCCTGTAAGGCTCTCAAACAGGCTGGAGTCAAACTCATCCTTTGGACAAGCCGAGATAATGATACTCCTGACCGTGCTCTGGATCGTGCTGTAGACTATTGCCGCAGCATCGGGCTTGAGTTTGATGCAGTCAATGAAAACTTGCCTGAGCTCAAGGATATTTTCCAGAATGATACCCGCAAAGTGTACGCTGATCTGTACATTGATGACAAAGCTATCCCCGCAAGACAAAGCCCCTTGTATTGGGCTTATCGTCTTGGTTTATGGTGGAGTGCTGTCAGAAGGGGGTTCTTCCCTGATGGAAAGTGATTTTCAATCCAGGGCTTTACAGTATCTCAATTCATTGCCAGGATGCAGGGCTGAGAATGTTTCTGGAAATGCTATGCAATCAGGGCGTCCGGACATCAATGGATGTCTTTATGGTAGGATGTTCAAGATAGAGTTGAAAATCCCAGACCATAAAAACTCTGCTACCAAAAAGCAAGAACTGGAATTACGAAAATGGTCTGTTGTAGGAGCTGCTGTTGGTGTACTCTATTCCATGGATGCTCTCAAGGTATTTATGGAGTATCTACAAAGATCAACCTTTTCTGATTGCAGGGTAAAAATCACTTTTCCGGAGGAAAACGATTGTGAGTCTTGGTTCCAAATCTGATTTTACATTCAAGACAAAGCCTTGGGCGCATCAGCTCAAGGCTCTTGAATATATGTATCCTCGTGATGCAGCTGCCTTATACACCAAGCCTGGATCTGGCAAAACCAAGATAATGATTGATCTCATCATAAACCGTGGGTTCAAGAGAGTGTTGGTTGTTGCTCCTAAAAAGCCCTGCGATGTATGGGGTCCACAAATTCAGCTTCACTCTGATCTTGATACAAGCAGTATCATTCCTCTACACCACTTGAGTGGGGAACAGAAGAAGAAAACTCTGTTGGCAGCTATGAATGAGCCCAAAGACAAGACCTTGATATTCATCTGCAACTATGACTCTGTATGGAGAACGGATATTGACAAGATTTGGGTATACAAACGATTGGGGCTTGACTGTGTAATCTGTGATGAGAGTCACCGCATCAAGTCCCCCTCAAGCAAATGCTCCCGATTCCTCAGTCGATTGGGCAATGTAGTTCCTCACAGGTATCTGCTGACCGGTACACCGCTTGCTGAAAATCCTATGGATGTGTATGCTCAATACAGATTTCTTGACCCAACAATTTTTGGCACAAACTACTCCTATTTCTGTGAGCAGTATCAGAACATAGATGTGAACTTGAGCGCTCGAGTTGGGTTCCCTATTCTTGACAAGAAACAGCCATACAAGAATTTAGATGCCTTGCGGGAGAAGATGTTCAGCATTGCATTCTACATGGCATCCACAGTCAAGCTTCCCAAAACTACTCGCATGGTTGTGAAAATACCTATGCCAGAGGATCTAGAACAGACCTACAAGGAACTTGTTAAAGAAGGTGCTTTGGAGATGGAAGACGGTTTTATGACCGTCAACAATGCTCTGTCTATGGTGATCAGAAAACAACAGATCACCAGTGGATACTTGCCTTTGGAATACGATGATGGAACAACAAAGCTCAAACGCATCAGCACCTATCGTCGTACATTCCTGTATCAGTTTCTTCAAAAGCTGCCTGAGTCTGAGCCTGTGGTCATATTTGCCAAATTCTCAAAAGACTTGTATTCAATCAGAAAAGTTGCAGAGCGTCTCGGTTGTGGGTATTCTGAAGTCTCTGGCAAAAAGGATACCCTCAAATCTTGGAAGGCAGGTAAAACTAGGATTTTGGGTGTACAGTACACCGCAGGATCTGAGAGCATAGATCTCACCCGAGCTCACCTTTGTATTTTTTACAGTCTTGACCATTCTTTGGGCAAGTATGAACAAGCTCTAGCAAGAGTCCATAGACCAGGACAAGAGAGCGCCTGTATTTATTATCATTTTGTAGCAACTATGTCCTCCGGTCGGACGGTTGATCAAGACATTGTAAAGTGCTGGAAAGACAAGAAAAATTACATAGACCTTGTCATGAGAGGAACCTTGTAAATACAAGGTTCCTCTTTGTTTTGAAAATTTTCTCAAAATTTTTGTAAAAAGGGCTTTACTTTTCCAAAAGAAAGAGTTATAATATGCTTGTAAGTTAAAGAACACCCCTTCTTAAGAGGGTACAAAAGCCGAAAGGCAGGAGGAACAAATAATGAACAACATGATTAAAGTGACTAATTGCAAGGCAACTGTATTTGTTAGCATTCGTGTAACAGGAACTAAAAAGATGTGCGAACTGTTTGATGAGCACGCTTCCGAGAATCCTGAAATCAATCTTACTTACAAGGTCTTCAAGGCTGGCGAAATGCCTCTGGAAGAGCTTCCCAAAGAAATACAAGATGAGGTGAAGAGCATTCTCAGAGCATTCCACTCCTGCACCGTTACCTATGAGCACAGTAAGTTTTCTGTCAGCACTTGTACCTGTATAAGAGCCACCTACGACTGGGACCACTTCGTGGCTGGTACCTACAAGGATGATGAGGTTTACACCCTCGAGGAGCGCCGGCAGAACTACAAAGAAGAGTTCGGATATGCACCTTGCTTCTAATCCCAACTGATGAGAGCTGGACAGCAACCAGCCGAAACCGCCATAAGGCGGTCTTGGGAAGCTCAACTTTAAGGAGGGAACACAATGGGCAAATTCCATATCAGCTGTAGCAAAGAAAATGAGAGCCTTGTGTACAGGGTCTACTTTCAAGGGTGTGTACGGTATTGGTACAAGACCAGTTCCAAAAAGAAAGCAGAGCAATACATTAGAACCATGGAACAGCTCATGAAAGAAGACTCTGGAGAAATTACACCAGTTTGCGGTCTGTAAGGAGGTAACACCATGAGAGAGTACACCGTCAAGAATAACGATTTCACCGAATTCGATATCAATCCTGACCTGACCTTGGACAGAGTTGATCGCAATGACACTCACTATTACACCAGCCACCGTTGCCCCAAGTGTGGCGGAGAGAAGTACATCTCTTACTACAACCATGTTGACGGTGGTGTTTGCTTCCTCTGTGGTGGAACTGGTGTTCATCCCACCAAGGTGGTTGTACGGACTGAAGAGTATGCTGCCAAGCTGGATGCCAAGCGTCTAGAGAAAGCTCGCAAGACTGCTAGTGCTCGGAATGCTGAGTATCTCCGTCGTCAGGGCTTCAGCGCTGATGGCAAGACATGGGTAGTCATGGGTGAGACCTATTCCCGCAAGGATGAGTTGAAAGCTGCTGGTTGTAAATGGAATCCTGAGTTCGGCTGGCACTTTGACCATGAAGTCACTGGTTTTGATACGGTTGTGGTCAGCATTGAAGACAGGATCCCTTCCTGGGATGACTCCGATGACTATACTGACCTCATCGGTCAGTATAGTAACGACGGCACTCTGTACTTCATCCCCTCTGGGTTCATTCAGGACTATGTCAAGTCCCTTCGTGAACAGTATGTAGCTGACCATGCTCCCAAGACCGAGTATTTCGGTAATGTGGGTGATAAGGTGGAGTTGATTCTCACCCTGACCCATATTGGAGGTTATGATACCATGTATGGATTCACTTCCGTGTACACCTTTGCTGATGATGAGGGTCATCAGTTTGTATGGAAGACAGGCTGCTATCTTGATCAATCTGAGGGAAGCAAGGTCACCGTCCGTGGCACCATCAAGGCTCATTCCGAGTATCGGGGAGCGCGGCAAACGGAACTCACTCGGTGTAAGGTGATCTAATCTCGTTCTTTGCGCAGTTTATCCATCCTATTTCGAGTGCTACGGAATAGGGGTGCATAGTTTACACCCTTATTTTAGGAGAGCTCCTCGAGGATTTTAGAACAAAGAGATCTCCCCCGCCATTTCGGCAGGGGAGATTTCAATGTTCAGGATAGGGAATTATGCACTGTTTCTCTTCGCTCCACACGTAGATTTGTTGATTGGGCTCAGGTTTGTCCACGAGAGCAAATTTATCTCGCCCAACTTTTACAAACAACTGTGGCTGCTTTAGCAAATGTTTGCCCCTATCTCTTTGCATTTCTTTTCGTACTCCTCGTGATAGCGATCTTGAAGCATGAACAGATAGTCAGAGCTGTAATCAACAGCTTTCAGCTCAAGACAAAGACGTTCAAGATACTTGAGTTCCATATCTACATCTCTGACAAGATCCTGTACCTTATGGAAGTCTGCAGTATGCCCCCAATTCAAGAGATACATGGCACATTTCTCATACAGGGCTTTGGTGTCAGACTCCCAGGTCTTGTACTGTTCCATTGCTTTCTGTACAGATTGTTTACGAACACCCGAGGGAACTTCCATGCGGTCATACTGATACCAGTCTTCAGGGATGACCTCTACAGGAGGAACACCGTCATTGTACAGCATCCTTCCGTGATGATTGATGTAGTATCTCTTCAAAGCTCTGTGTTCACAAGACTCAGCGAGATACTGGTATTCATGCATGCGTTTGAACCCTCTTAGACCAAGGAAATCAAACAAATCAGCCATTTCATCATGGAACATGAGAGCGGTGATCTGTCGGGTGTTGATGTCAGCAAAAATCTCTTGATAGTCTTTGGGAGCATACTCTGCAAGGGAGATCTTTTTCATTGATGATTCCTCCTCTCAATCTATGCAGAGATTTTGCTCATGCCAATTTGACAGCGCCCACGCAGGTATGGTTCACCGTACCAGCCACACCGCTGATATCAAGAGTGATCAGAGGACGGTTCACGCAGCAGGTAGTCAAGCACAGGTCAGTTTCTATGTGGCTTGTATACACATCCCCAGCCGCTACAGTTTGCTGAGCAATGGCGCAGGGAAGAGCAACCCCGTCTTTGTACAGCTGAAGGATGGCTACACCCGCAGCAGTGGGAGTGTAGGTGACATCGGCGGAAAGATGGTACAGACCAGACTTGTTAACCCGGATACTGGCTGTGTTCAGGGTCATAGAGCACCCGCTGTTTACAACAGGAGTTCCTTCCAGATTCAGAGGAGTCAGAGCAGCCGTGAAAGCCTGAGCGGTGTTATTGTATACCCGGATACAAGATTTTGCGTACTGATTATTCATACAAAAGCTCCTTTCATAGATGGAAGGGGAGAGCGGTGTGCCCTCCCCTTCAAGTTGGGCATAAATATATGCCAGTGTTCAGATGTTAGCAGCCGCAACCGTTGCAGCAACCACAAGTCCCATAGCCATTCGCTGCAGTATAGGGACTGCAAGTGACATAGCTGGGAGTGGGGAAGGGACGCACCGCATTGATGATGGTCTGCGTCTGAGAGATGTTGCCCAGCTGGAGCTGAGCCGCCTGCAGGTTGTCACGCAGTTCCTGAATGGTGTTCTGAGTCATCAGAGCACGAGTGGCATCGCCGTCAGCCTTGATGGCATTGACAATGTCGCAGGTGTTGCGTGCGTTCTCATAGCGCACCGCATCAATGTTTCGGTTGGTTTCGCAGCAGCACTGCTGAGTGGCAAAACGGCTCTCAGCAATGTTGTTGTTCACGCCGTTGAAGCCCTGGCACAGCTGGTTCTGAATACCGTTCATGCCCTGAAGCATCGTGGTGTTCATAGCATAGAAGCCATCGCAGAGACCGTTCTGAACATTGCGGATGCCATTTTCCAGACCCTGAGTGTTCAGACCATCATAGAGCTCAGCACGGGTCAGAGCACCCTGAGCCGCTGCGTTGTTGCCAAAGCCGAAGCCACCGCCGCCCCATGCCAGCAGGAAGAACAGGAAGAACACCCAGACCCAAGTGCCTTCTGCACCACCGAACATGCCGCCATCATTTCTGTTCTGCAGCGCAGCGACATCCGCCACAGACAGTCCACCAGATTCCATACCCATTGTGAATACCTCCTTGTTAAAATTTTATTTCAACCCATGGGAAACTGGGATTGAAACTGAGCCCAAGCCTGATCAAAATCAATGCCTCTCTGTTTACAGAAATTTTTACAGGTCTCTTTGATTTGTTCAGGAGTTTTACCCTCAGCCATCTGCTGAGCTTGCCGAAACATAGGGTTGGCACCAAACTGTTTCATCATAAATCCCATAGGATTCATCATAGCACCCATCATCTGCATCGGATTCATTACTTGATACCTCCTTTGGGAATTTTAGCATCAGATTTGGGAAATCGTTGCTCAAGCAGCTCATTCAGCAAAGACTCAACCTCGGATCGTTTCACATATCCTGAGAGGTCTATAGCAGGAGCAGCTGTCGCCGGAGTAGGCATCATTTCCTGTGGCTGGTCTAGGTTATACTTTTGGAAGATGATGTTACCATCAAGACCCAGCTGTTTGGTGTAGATCTTTCCGTGAGCCTTGTCAGGAAATACAAACAAGGAGCCATCAAAATCAATCATGGCAGCATTTGCTTCCTCTTCATTAGAGACAGGGCGTCCTTTCAGGATAGGAGCAGCAGAAGCAGATGCAGGCGGTGTGGGAGACTGTGGCTGTGGGGTATACCCAGCGAATTGAGGATATTGCGCTTCCATTGCTTGGAGTCTCTGCTGAGCAGACTGCATCATTGGATTTGGATAGGGATAGCCGAACTGTCCATACATAATAGTGTACCTCCATAGTAGATTACCCTGAGTATAATATACTATACCTTTATACAGGATAGGTATACGAAGAGTATACTAAAAGTATAAAAGAATACCCTCTCGCGGTACAAACCACGAAAGGGTATTCTTGTTAGAACAGCTTATTCAGTTTTGATAGAGCTTTGCTGTGTCGTTTCTTGATTGTGATTTCGGCATAGCCCAACATGTCACCGATGTATCTGAAGTCTTTGCCTTTGAGGTAGTGCATGCGAAGAATTTCCTTGTCTTCATCTGTCAGTGTTGATTGTTCAAGGAGATCATCAAATCGGCACAAGCTCGGTATCTCTTTCAGTTTTCTTCTTGTATCAATATGGGCGCTCAATCAGAACACCCCTCATCGATATCTTCCGCAGGTTGGGCAACGAGATTGATTGCCTCCTTTACCGCCGATGTTGGTTTTCCCAGCTGGACTGGATTTTGTAACAGTGGTTCCTTTAGGTGCGTGAGTCCGAGTTGTTGTTCGTGTTACTGTAGTTGTTCTGATTGTCTGTCTCGCCATTTGGTGTTACCTCCTCAGAAGTTCCTTGGACGTAGTTGGCATATTCACCCGCTTGATAGACATTGTTGCCGGATCCTTCTCCTGTGTTCTGGTCAACTTCTGTCGTTGTAGTTGTCACTGTTTCTGTAGTCACAACTCCTTTTTCATACTGAACAAATACGCAAGCAATTGCAAGGTTTATGATAATGCTGATGATGAGGATAATTCGCAGCCAAAAATCCTCTCTGCGTTTGGATTCCAGCATAGCCATGACAATGTGATTGAGAGCAACGCTTTGATCAAGAGCATCTTTTTGCTCACGGAGTTCATTCAGAGAATCGATTGGAGTTTCCCTCATATAGTCAGCTCCTGTCTTTAATGCTTAATTGCTTCGAGCAGCGCGATGAGAACTTGGTTGGTTTTGTTGACATCACCAAGTTCTTTGAACAGGGTATGAATTTTCTCATCATGAGAGTTTACTGTAAGAGCAAGATCTTGATGTCGTGTACCCTGTTGCCGGACTTCTTTCTTGAGTTCCTCAATACCGTTGATTGCTTGATCGATCTTCTGGAGAACTACACCGTCAGCCTTGGCTCTGGCATTCATGCCAGAAACAAAAGTCAAGACCCCGATAAGACAAGCAATCAAGCTGCATATAAACAATACAGTTTCCATTGTTTGTCCTCTCCTAGATGTTGCCAAGTCTATCAAGAACAGTCATGACTCGGCAGAAGTCTTCTGATACGTCCAGATTCCCATCTCCAGTACCTTTGAGAGCACCCTTGTTGATGAGTTTCTGAATGCTGGGCTGATATGCTTTTGGGATGTCTGCAAAAGTCTTGTATACTACCACTTCATCTTCATCCTCCTTCCTGTTGTATTCTCTGCCATCAATAACCCAATACAGAGCAGCCTCATTTCTGAAAGTATCAAGATCCCCAAGAATTCTTTCAGGTTTGGTACTTGCTGGATCATTGATATGCACCTTGTCATCAGCCCACCACACTACAACGAAATGGCCACCTGAAGTCCACAACCCCTTTTTCATGAGAGTGATGAGATAGTATCCTTCTTTGAGAAGGTTCAAGGCTTTGTCATGGATAGGGTTGTCGTGTTGGTGATAGATTTTGTTGGAATTGAGCTGATAGCAATGGATGCCAAAATAGGAAAACTGCGGTACAAAGTATGAATAGTATGTACCCTGATTCAGAGCTTTGTATCCATGCCGCATAGCCCAGTTGCAAGCATCTATAGGAGTAAATGTTTTACCTGTTAGAGTTTCAATGAGCATGGCAGCAGCAGTTGGACCGCAACCGGATTCTCCGATGGTGGAATTCTCTCCTTGAACCGCGTATTTGCGTTTTGCCCATCGAGGATCTGTTTGAAGATAGGATACAGGTCTTTTATTCATATTCGTTCTCCTTTGACTATTATACTCCTAGTTATCGGAAAAGTAAAGGCTTAATTTTCACTGATATTTAGGAGTCCTCATGTTGTTACCTCTGTTGCACTGATAGCTCCAGTATCGTTCACTGTCAGTTTGAATTTTTTCGTGCTACCTGCCGTCGAGGAGGGGATGATGATCCCATCATCAGTGATGCGCTGGAGCCGCGCGTCGATCTCCTCGCCGGAGTATTGGGAGACATAATAGTCGTCTGGCATAAAGATCCCTCCTTATACAATAAATCGTTTGTCTAATCGTTCGAGCACCGACTTGCCGTTCTTGTCTTTGAGCCAGCCCGCACTGAGGGGCTTTAGCTTCCGATAATAGATGATGATGCAGCCGTCACCTGCCTCGCCGCCGACCGAGCCAAGACCGCCTGTGCCAACTCCACGGGTGTTAGCTTGCGTCTTCTGCGTCATGGTGCTGGATGTTGTTTTGCCGGTTGCCGAATAGCCGCCGCAGCCGCCCGCACCGCCGCCGTGTCCACCGCGCCCACCCTTGCCATAGGCACTCGGTTTTTTGGGAGCTGTCGCTGCATTCGCACCATTGACCGGATAGCCGGGACTTGCGTAGGCATACATATATTTCGGATTTCCTTCTTTCCCTGCGGTCGACCTGCAACCTGCCGCGCTGCCATCCGATCCATTTGCGCCGACCGCTGCACCGGAAGGACCAGAGCAAGACGCAGAGCATTCAACCGCGCCGTGGCTCAGATCCCCGTCAGCACTTGCGCCATCGCCTGTACCGTAAATTTGCTGAGTGTTGTTATAGAGCAGCCATGCGCCGCTCTTCCAGACCTTGCCGTCCTCGTCCACCACGTCGGTTGCCTCCGCGATACCTTGCCCGACGTAGAGACAGCCACTCACGGTCGGATTTGGGTACGCGCTGACATCTGAGCAGCCACCGCTGTCGCCGCCTGCGATACCGCTGTCGCCCTTTGCTGCAAACACCTCGCCGGTCACGGGGTCGGTGTAGCCGATATTGCTGGAGGAGCCGCTGTCGCTGGACGAGCCGCCCATCGTGGTCGCTGTACCGTTTGAGCCTTCGGCTCCGTCCGTGGTCGCGCCCGTGCCCGCTGCGCCGCAGGAATAGGCAATGCTCTCGCCCGGTGTGGCGTCGTTGACCGTCTCGACCAGTACCTTTCCGCCGACACCGCCCTCGCCGCCGACACCGCCCTTGGAGATTGCACCGGGGAGGTAGCCCGACCAGTTGTATCGTGTATACATGCCCTCTGACCAGGACGCCGTTCGCTGCTTGCCGTCCTCGCCCTTACCGCCGTGCTTGCCGCCCTGCCCGCCGCCGATAAGCACTCTGGTGTAGGTGGTCACACCTTCCGGCACGGTCCAAGTGCCGGAGCCAGTGAGCAGCACGCGTTCGTCAAAATACTCCGATGATTCCGGCTGAGGGGGCAGAAAGCCGACGAGGGCTTTCGTGTTGGCTTCAAGAATACCAGAGATGGAAATTTCTCTCTCACTCAGACAAGCAGAAACAAGAGTTTTATCCCAAGGATGATACAAGTTGACGACATGACCAACCTGTTCTTGACTGACATCAACAATTCCATTGATTTGTTCTCTGTGCTTGTAATAGCTGACTAGTCTATCTGTAACAGCTGCAGAGTTTACCAAGGATACCAGAGTGGCTCCATCTACAAACAAAACATTTTCTTCTACTCCAACAGAAACAGGTCTCTGAATGACTCGTGTGGAATGAAGATACCCTTTACCAGTCAGAGTTCCAGTTCCTGCAGAGAGTATTGCATAGTTTGTTCCAGACTCCAGAATTGTAAACCCTGTAGCAGATAAGTCATGAATAGGCTCCGAAAAAACAACAAGGTCATTGGCTTGAGCTGTACCATTGAATAGGGTGACCTCTTTTGTATCTGGGATGTATCCATGTTCCACAACTTCAACAGCGCTTATCGGGTCAAGGTATTCTACATTGCAATTTTGAGAGGATATTCTATTTGCTCCAATTGTACTAGCAGTTCCATCCCACAACTTTTCCACACGCAGCACACCGTTCTCGTCAGTGCCGAGCCATGCTCCAATGGCAAATAGAACTTGTACAAGATTATCTCTTGCGCTAGTTGTAACACCATCAGCATAGGGTAAATACCCATAAAGGGCAATTTTAGCATATACAGTCTCTACAGTAACAGGTACAGAGCCACAAATTTCTTGAACTACTGTGGCCACAGACTCGCCAGTGTAGATACCACCTATATGTTTCATTTGCAAGAGTCTGCCCAAGGCACTCAATCCGTACAAAGTATAATCATTTGGACCAACCCGTTTAACAGACTGAAGATAGAAGATACCTTTACGCTTTCCATCTCTGAAATACTCAACTTTGTCGTTCTTCTTGTATTTCAAGATAGAGGTATCACTGCTGATCACTGTGATAGACAGACTGTTAGCTTCAAGGGAATCTGATTTCAGTTCTTTCACTTCATACAAGGTGCCAGACGGCACCTGTATGGAAGTGTTCTCAGCGTATACCACGCCTTTGAATTTGATTGTGTTTGTACTCATGTTATTTCTCCGTCAGTGTCAAGCTGATACCTCTGAACCAGTGTATCCCTGTGGAAGAATCAATGACATATTTTGCAGAAGACAAAGGCTCTACAATGAATGTAGATGTTTTAGAGGCAGCTGTCTGCAAATCAAAGTAAGTTACAGAGACATAAGCAGGAGAAATAGCTTCTACAAGAGATTGGAGTTGATTGTGATTCAACGGTATGAGAGTCACAGAGATTTGAACTTTTCTTGCAAGCAAGTCAACTATTCTGTCTCCGCTCAGCATCACCTTGGTATTTGGTCCTTCTCGGTCAACATACCCAATCTCATACCCAAGATCTTCATCTACCCAGTCTTTGATATCAAGAGTCCCTATTGTCAAGGGTAAAGCCATGTTCTACACCCCCTCATCTTCCTACAAGAATAGTTCCTCTACGAGTGTTCTCGTCCGCATTGTACTTGAACATCTTTCTCGCAAGAGTAGTACCATCCAACTCCACATTAAGATTGATGGTTTGTTCAGCTCTCTGAGGTTGAACTGCAGCCATCTGAGCAGTCTGTTGTTTGGTGTTAATAGACTCGCCTTCATGCACCTTGACAAGCATGTCCCTCGGTACATAATCAAGTCCAGAAGCATAGGATCCTTTGGAAGACTCAGAGAATTTTCCTGCTTCTTTACCCCAGCTAGAAGCCTGATCTGCGATCCAGTTGACTGCATCAGTCACCCAGCTCGTGATATCGGTCCAAACAGATTTGAGACCATCCCAGAAGCTGGTGAACAGATCTCTACCTGCTTGATAAAGCCTTTCCACAAGACTCAACAAGGCATTGATAGGATCTTCCTTGACTTCCTCTATCCAAGCCTTAATTTCTTCCCAGACTTCTGTAAAGCCATCTTTGATCCTGTTAAAAGCAGCTTTAGCTGATTCCCAGAGGGCTTGACCGGAGTCAACAATGACTTTTCCAATCAGCATCAAGAAATCTGTAGCAAGCCTTATAATAGCTTCCCAAATCGTGGAGAAGATATCCTTGACTGCTTCCCAAGCAGCTTCCCAGTCTCCAGAGAAGATCGCTGCCCAGAACTTGAAGAGGTCAGAAATAACCGCAAGAGCAGTTTCAAACACGATCTTGATAGCATCCCAAACAACCTTGGCAATGTCCTGAATATGAAGGAAATTGCTGTTCCAAAGACCTACAATGAAATCCCAGGCAGTACTGATGATACTCTTGATGGACTCAAAGATCTCAGCTGTGTATTCCCTGATGTTGCCAAAGTCAGTAACCCAAGCAGCAACTAGGGCAGCAACTGCTGCAATGACTATCCCAAGAGGTCCAGTCAAAGCAGTGAATACTGCAGCAAGTCCGCCAGCTCCACCAATCAAACCGATTATAGCAGAGATAGCCATAGCCAGTTTGCCAAGTATTACCAAGACAGGACCAATCACAGCAACTATTGTAGCGATAGTGATGATGGTCTTTTTTGTACCCTCGTCAAGACTATTCAACCAATTCAAGCCCTCTTTAAGCCAATCCACAAACTGTTGGACATAGGGTAACAACAGCTCTCCAAAAGAAATGCCAACCTCTACAAGAGTGTTTTTGAACATGCTCAATCTACTCTCAAAGGTGTCATATCTCTTTTCTGCCTCATTGGTCAGAGCAGTATTCTCTTCCCAAGCAGTATTTGCTGTTTGAAGAGCATCAGACAGCTGCTCCGAGGCAAGACCCAAGGCTTTGAGCATGTTGGCTTGACGGATACCGCTCAAACCCAGCTCATCCAACACTAGGGTTGTGCTCTCCCCCTTTTCATCGAGCTGTCCAATGCCTTTGATGAACGCTTGCAGAGCAGTGATAGGAGTCGTCTCCCAGGCATGGGCAAACTCAAAGGAGCTCATCCCTGCTACATCAGCAAAGGCTCGTAAATCGTCTCCACCCTTGGCCACAGCTTTTTCAATGGCATCAAAGGTCTGTACCATAGCAGTGCCACCAGCTTCAGCTTGAATACCTACTGAAGACATAGCCGCGGCCAAAGCCATTGTTTCAGCCTCAGTAAATCCTGCAATCTTCGCTCCAGAAGCAAGACGAGTTGTCATTTCAACAATCTCAGACTCGGTTGTTGCAAAGTTATTGCCCAGATCAACTACAGTTGCACCAAAGTTGGAGACTTGTTCATTGGCTGTACCAAAGATGTTCATGACCCGAGCAATACTGACTGCAGCTTCCTCAGAAGAGAGGTTTGTCGAATCACCCATCATGATCATGGTCTTGGTAAACTGGGTCAGGCTATCTACTCCTCGAATACCTAACTGACCAGCCATTTCCATGACACCTGCGATTTCAGACGCCGATTGAGGCATGACTTCGCTCATGTCAAGGATATTTTGTCTCAGCTGCTCATATTCTTCCTCTGTTGCATCTACGGTTTTACGAACACCAGTAAATGCGCTTTCAAAGTCAGAAGCAGCTGCTACGGCAGCAGTACCTATACCAACAAGTGGTAGTGTCACGGATTTGGTGAGACTTGACCCAACAGAAGTCAGTGCACTACCCATGGCGCCAAATTTGTCACCAACAGTAGAGGACTCAGCTTCAAAGGTCTTCATTGATTTCAAGGCTTTGTTGAAGCCTGATTCAAATCCTGATGCATCAAGCAACAGATAGCCTACAGCAGAGCCAACATCAATCATGTTCTCACCCCCTTATTCATATTGAGCATAGATATCGGAAAAACTGGAATACTGCCTATGAAATACTATTTCTTCGCCAGCATCCAGTTTTCCCATGATGAATGCACAGGCTTCATCCAAGCAGTATGCAGTGTATTCATCCTTTATTGATAGTAGCTCAGACGGTGTCTTTCTGTACCTCTGAGACATTGACAGAAGGTTCATTATTTCTGGGCTTGTCACGAAAGGATTCCAGAGCCTTGACGCCCTTCTGTGCATAGTTGAATACGAACATGTACTGTTCATCTGTCAGCTCAATGCCGAACTCCTGGATCTGCTTGTAAGTCGGCTCAAGGAAGCAGGCATCGCACACGATGTCAAGGATATCCCAAATCCCCTTCAGAGCGCTAGGATCTTTTTCTGAAATCCCTTTGCCAAGGAACAAAGAGTTTGCTTTGGTCAGAAGAGAATTGGGAATCTTTCCGGACTTGGCCAAAGCAAGCATAGAGGGTCTTTTGAGACGAGCCACAAAAGGCTGACCCTCGGCGAAATCAGGCAGGTTGACGACCTGTCCCTGAGAATACTGAGCGAGCTGCTCAATGCTTGTAATGTTATTCATAATGTCCTCCTTGTTTTATGTTCAGGCAGTCACCGCAGGAAGCTCATCAAGATAGTTGATCTTGTAAGGAGCTTCGTTGTTGTTGGGGGCAGAATTGATGGTGTACTCAGGAGCACGGAAAACATCATCCTCGCTGGCGAGAGAGATGGGAATACCCTGACAGTTGGGATAGGAGATCTTTTCGTAGCCCGTAATAATACCAGCAGCGTTGTAGATGGCAGAGTAGGCATTCAGGGTAAAGATACTGCCCTTTTCCGTGGAACCAGCCACAGGGGGAGTGTAGGAGCTCACACCAAAGCCCTTATCTTCATCACCCTCTGCAGTGTGCTCACTCGTGGTCCAATACTTGATCGTACCGCCCTGAAGAATCTTTACAAGCTCAGGGTTGAACACATTGTCTGTCAGGGTGATGGTGTTACCCGTGAGAGTGGTTCTGCTGGGTTTCTGCGCAATCAGAGCACCCTTTACGATGAGCTTGATTGCATCCTGTGTATCTGTCTGCGGATTGACCGCAATCTTGGAAGCAGTGTTGAGAGCGATCTCCGTAGCACCACTCCCAGCAGGAGTAACCGTGACCAAAGATACATCAATGGTCGGAATTTCATGGCCCTTTTTCGTTGCCATAGTTGTACCTCCTTAAACAATTTGTTTGAAGTTCTTGTACTGTACGCTGATCATGTGACCCTTTACTGAGTCATCATAATAGGGTTGAGTCTCACTGTAGGTTGGCTTGATCATGGGAACCAAGCCCTTCATGGACTCTTTGACAGAGTTTACAAATTCCTCAATTGTGCTGAATTCCTCTTTGGGAATGTAGCACATCAAGTCATAGTAGGCGATTGTGCTTGAATAGTTGAGGTATTTTGAGGTCGTGGCGTCCCTGATAACAATATAGGGCTTTGTACATTCTCCCTGATGTTGAGCGGGAAAATACACATCAAACCCATCTGCTTTCAGGCGCTTGTAGATGTCTTGAATTCTTGTTTTTTCCATTTAACTCATCCTCTCAAGAAGATTTTCAAAGCCCCTCATGATGTCATTGGAATTGGCCAGAATAGTAGGCTGTATAATTGCAAACCGTTTTTCATGAGCCAATTCAAGCCAGATACCGTAGTCAACTCCGTGGGACAAAGTGAGCCTATAGACACTGGATTGTTTAGTGACATCGCAGGTGAGCCGTTGTCTTGCATGTCCTGTTCGGTCTGTCCAGGGTCTATTTGCTCTTGCATATCCTTGAAGTTTTTGAGCCGAGGTCTCAGCATATGCCCAGATAGCAGCATCTGCTTTATCCTCAAACTTGGTCAATCCTTCAAGAAGATTCGAGGGATCCAGTTTGAAGCCCCTAGCCATCCTGGATCTCCTCAATAGAGATGTCAGCAGCCACATTTGCCTCTGAAAGATTTTTGATCTCACCGATCTTGTATCTCTTCCCATTGTAGGTGAGAACATAGTCATGAGATAGGAGCTTTGCATTTGTCCAGAGACAAAGGATCATGGGAGAGGGCTTTTTGCGAACTGTAGACCCCTCTGTAGCAGACTTCTGAAGATAGGAAGTTGTTTCGTGATATACCCCCTTGAATGTTATAGTGGATATGGCCACCCCATTGGGCTCTCCGAAATCATTCTTGCCTTCCTGTTTGAATACGAACCATTCACCCTGAGTGTTGATGAGACGTTTGACTTTGTTATGTTGAAATGCTGCTGACTGCAAATCAAATGCCCCCTTTCAACACACCAGAGTGATAGGTTCTGTATCTCAAAGCTAGTCTGCGGAAGTATTTTGAGCTATCAGCTGCGTTCAACCCCGAAACAGACAAGGTTGTATCCTCGGCTTTGATAAGCAGACATTGGTATGCTGTCTGGTTGTAATCTCCGCCGTTTTCTTTCAGATAGAAAGCCAGCTGCTCATCAGTGAAGAATGGAATATCATCCTCTCTGAGTACAATCTTCAGGTCATCCAAGCTGCTCATGTTACACCTCAGTTCTTCAGATGTTCACGGATGAGTGCGCGAAGTTCTCTCTTGGAACGGATACCCTTATGGTCAATGTCAAGCTGATCAGCATAGGCTTCCAGGTCATCAAAGCCCATCTCACTCAGAGGAGTTTCAGAATAATCGCGTTCCTCTTCAGATTCCTCGTCCTCATCATCGTCCTCATCAGACGCGTTGTCAGTTTCTTCATCCTCGGCTTCGTCATCATCTTTAGGGGTGAGGGGAGGGATGCCGTCCCCCGAATCGGCATCCCTATAACCCTCATCAGAAGGAGAAGCGTTCACGATAGAGAAACCAGCAGGCTTGAACATCAGCTCAAAAGCAGATTTGGATACTCGAACAGTAGTCCGACCATTTGTAATCGTTACCATCATGCTGGTTTCCTCCTTTACTCAGGACTTGATGACATCCAGGATGTAGACGCTGTCAGCAGCCTCAAAGGAGGGCAGGCAGATCATGGTGACCTTGGTCTCAACATTGACCGGATCAGCCTTTTCGATGGTGGTCACAGCTACACCGAGGTCGGTGATGGAAACATTGGCAACCTTGCCGCCCATCAGGTCGGACTCTTCCGGAGTGGTGCCGAACCAAGTGTTGCCCAGAGTACCCTCGGGGAACAGAGTCACGACATCATCAGGAACGAACTGAGCCGCATTGCCGGCATCGTTTTTGTAACGCTTGCCATAGACGATCAGTTCAAGACCGAGCTCATCCATCAGATACTGACTCAGACGGGCATCGCTGAGAGCAGTAACCTCACCGTTGGACAGGACGAAGATGGACTTGATGATCTTCTGGTTGACACGGAGATAGCCCCAAGTCTTGCGGGTGCAAACACCGCGAGTCGGGCGCACGCCAGTATCGTCCTCGATCTTGTCCATGGCAGTGCGCATGTCCTCGACGGGGTCAGAGGTCGTGGTGCTCCAGGAAACAGCCACCTCAGACTTGTGATCCGTAGGCAGACCATAGTCATAGCTGTAGGACTGGCCATTCGCGGTGACAGCGATGGCACCAGTGGTCAGAGCCATCATACGCATCTGCTCACGACGAGCACGAGCGCCCTCAAGGAGATGGATCTCATCGGCAAAGACGCGGTTCATGACAGAGTCAATGTACGCCTGATTGCCGGTCTCGAGGACCATGTTGAGCTGCTGACGAAGCTCTTCATCGATGTAAGTGCTCTCCTTGAAGAAGGGCATCTCGGTCTCCAGCTTGTCAAAGCCGATACGAGGACGCGGAACAGCACCGACATCAAATGCAGAGGGCTTGAGAACGACGGGAAGACCATTGGCACCCTTGATCCAGCTGAGCTTCAGACCCAGCTTCTTGTCAGCGGGGAACAGTTCCTCGCCGAGATAGGGAGGCATATCCTGAACATGAGTTTCCCAATAGGCAGTCAGTTCAGGAGCCTTGACGAGATCAAAAATAGACATCTTGTAATTCTCCTTTCTTTCTTGCTTACTTCAGGAACTTGATGGAAGGCATCTCGCTCTGACGAGTTGCCGTGATCAGAGCCGCAGTGGTGCTGTCAACCTTGTTCAGATCAACAAAGCCCCAAATGAGCAGAGTGCCGTTGGTGTCACCCTCGGTCACATCCACGTCATGCAGCAGGACACCCGTAGCAGGCTTGCCATTGGAAGCACCAGACTCAGCCGTGTTGTCTACAGCCTTCACAAAGGCAGTGGTGCGAGCAGTGAGATTACCGCTCAGGGGAGTACCCGCAGGAACGATCTTGCGACCATTACGGGTGACGGAATAACCGTCATCAACGACGATGCTGACAGAGACCTGATTCTGGACATCAAACAGAATCTGAACAGGGGCAGCACCAGTCGTCTTGGTGATACCAGTTTTGTTAAACATGTGTTCTTTTCCTCCTTGTTAGTTTTTGAAATAGGAACTTTTGACAGTGTGCTTGCTGGCTTCAGCCAGTCTCTTGCCGAGACCATCGCTACCAGAGCCAGTATTGCGCTTGGGATTGTTAGGATTGCCAGTCCCAGAACCACCCTTGTTCTCTTCACCGAAGAAGGACGGATACTTGGTCTTGAGCTCCGCCAACACCTTATCGATGGTATTGGTTTCACTCACCTTGCTCAGAGCCAGTGTGATGATGTCATCCACGGAATCGGGATTTACACCAGCCTTGAGTGCGGAGACCTGCATCTCCAGCCGAGCAGTCTTCTGCTTTTCTGCAGACAGATTGGTTTCGGCAGTCTTCTTGGCTTCAGCATCCAGCTGAGCCTGAGTCTTGCCAGAATCGAGAATTTTCTTGGTCTCAGCCAAAACATCCTCGTATTTCTGACCGTCTTTGACCTCAATGCCCAGAGCAGAGAAGATAGCCTGACGAGCAGTGCGCTTCTCGTTAGCCATCATGCCATTGATCTGCTCCTGTGTGTAGGTCTTGCCCTCCGGTTGCTGCTGGCTTTGGTTCTGTCCCTGCTGATTTTGAGCGCCATCAGGATTGCCGCCTTGACCATCGCCCTGATTGCCCGCATCTGGATCAGCAAAGAACTGAAGACCAATGCACTTGAGATTGCTGAGATAGTTCTGTTTCATGGTTTTCCTCCTTATAAATCCATGTTCATCGCACATGGTAGCGATAGTCCAGTCGTTCTTTACCCGCTTCGCTCTGGTAGAAAGCGCCATCAAACTTCTCGGCCAGCATGCGGCGTTTGAAGTCTAATTTATTGTTAAGTCGCTGGATCTGCATTTCCAGCTTTGAAGGACAGGGCTTGCCTTTGCTGGCATACCCCCTCTTGCGCATGTACAACCATTTCAGGCGTTCAAGGATCTCATTCGTCTCCCAGTCATCCAGCACCACAGGATACGACTTGCCGCAGTGCGGGCAGGAGAGAAGTGTGACATAGGTATTGTATTCAACACCCTCCAACTCAAGCACGAGCTTCTTTTCCTGAAGCATACTCGGAGTGAGCTGAATTGCCTTATGGCAGAGGTCACACGTGGTTGTGTTTGTCATCATAATGATACCTCCAATGAATTATACCCTCCGTATATTTTCACGTATATTATACTATAAGTATTCTAAAAAGTAAAGCCCTTTTTTCGAGGGCTTTACAAGGAACTGAAAAATATTTTAGATATGAGTGCAGATAAAATCAGTGATCTTTTCTAGCTCTGCCGTAGTGTCCTCCTCGAGGACGGAGAGCCACTCGGAAGGGATGGCTGTGTAACCGTACCGAGCACCCGCTAGACCACCGGAGAGCGCAGCGATAGTGTCTGCGTCACCGCCGTCATTCACTGCCCCTAAAATAGCTTTACGGAAGGAATCCTTTTGAGCCCAGTAGATAGCATTACTCAGGGTATACTCCACGTGTCCCTTCGGCTCAACATGTCTATAGATAGGGACTGAACGATCCCGCAGGTAGTCATTCACTGCCCAATAATAGATGTCAATTGCAGAACAACATGTGCTATTGGAGTGTGTCAGATTAGACTGTTGCCAAGCTGTATACCGATCTCCCAAAAGGCAAGGAACAAGACAGCGCATGAGACCGCCGTTGCCAAGATCCTCTCTGTATACATCGCATTGATGCTTCTGGTTACATGAGATCCACTCTTTCCAAGGCTTGCCACGATTAGCATAGATAGACCGCATGCAGGTTGTACCCACATCAATGGGTCCGGATTCCAGCCATTCAACGAAGTTTTCGCTGATTTGTTGAATGATGGCATCTGTAGTGCCCCAATGCTCCATCATGGCTCGTGCCACACAAAGCATCATCTGAGTGTCATCAGTGACTTTGCCTGCCTTGAGGTTGAGCCAGCCCCCGCCTATGATTTGGTCTACCCTTCCATACTTGAGTTTGATGCTTTTGGCACTCATGAATTCTGTGGTTGCCCCCATGGCATCGCCAATAGCAAATCCAAACAGGGATCCCCTGACTTTATCCTTTAGGTTGGTATTCATTACAGTCTCCTCCCTTCAGAACAGTATTCGGCTTGTTGTGATACTTCTTGCACCTAGAGGTATTGCCATAGACTTGTCTGTCTGAAAGCACAAACTTACAATCTTTACAAACAAGATCCTTGTTGGTAATGCGTACACAAGTTTGTGCTTCAGATTCAATACGATTTTTCATGCTCATAGATACTACTCCTTTCTTTGTATAGAGTTCTCCAAGGGTATTATACTCTTGTTCTTTGAAAAAGTAAAGCCTTATTTTTACAAAATCAAGAAATAATTTCCATAAACATGCGAATATGGGAACTCATATGTCTATCGGACTCTTCAATCCTCAGCACTTTTACTCGAGTACCAGCATTCAAAAGTGTTTCTCCTTCATCTGTACCAAACTTTGAAATGCCCATGATTGATGATCCCTGAGTGCCTTTAGGAGCATAAAAAACTATCTCAACCTCATCAGAAAATCCTTTGTCCCAAAGTGAAGATGTACTTGTAAATCCTTTGTATTCACCCACAAGACCGGAATATCTCTTGTTCAGCTCTGCTACAGAGAGTTGTTCTAACATAGCCTTGTTGGCTTTGAAATCTCCACCGATCAACCCTGCCAAATCTCCAAGGTCTGTACCACGCCGCAGCACCATCCCCTTGGTAAAAGCAGATTTGCTCAAGGCTTGTTGTGCTTGTTGTATCCTTGACAAGTCATCCCTATACAGGTCTTTTGTGTCACCAGTTCTGAGATACTGATTCCAACGCCTAAAAGCATTTCCAGTGTAGGTTCTCAAGGCATCTTTCTCAACGCCTTCAAATTTCTTGAAGGCTTCCTCTTCAAGAGCAAGCATTTCATCAAGCTCAACTTGCTCTATCATGCTGATCCATTGATCTGCAGGAGGAGTATTACCACCAGTGTTGTTCATCTGAGTATCCCTTTGAACATTGGCCAGCTTGTTTGGATCAACACCAAGGCTTTCCATCCAAGCATCAATCTCTGGGTCAGCGTTTCCTGTAGCCCAATCTCCCAATCGATTGCTGATGCCTATCAGATTATCACTCAAAGCTGCCTCAAAGGTACACATCCCGTTAGGATGGTCAAGCGGGAGCTTATCTTTAGGATAGTGTTGACCATTCCGCTCTGCACAGATTTCACACATGCGCTCACCACCGGATGCCAACCAAACATACTCCTCAACAAACGGATTGTTCTGTGTCGTCTGTACAAAGGCTTGCTGATAAGCATGGGAGACCATAGTGCGTGCAAGCCGTTGAGCAGAATAGTCAACTTTGCGTCTGGTCCCAGGGTAAACCTTGTTCCAATCCCATTCTTTCTTGGCACTGGGATTGAGGTATTTCTCCAAGTCCTTGGCAATATCATAAGCGCTCCTGTTGGCAGCAATACCCTCAGCCACTACAGTGTTGATGTCGTACTGAATCTTCATGTGGTCTTTCCAGAGAGCACGGCTCAGTGACCACTTACCCTCATAGAGCTGACCAGTTGCCACCGTTTTGACAATCTCAGTCGGGACTTTGGAGTAAGCACCCTCAATAGTAAGACCGACTTTCTCGAGAAACTTTTGATTATCATCAGCAACAGCTTGAGCAGCTGACTTCATGTTTTCCCTGATCTCACCCTTGAGAGCTTGCTCGGCAGCAGTAAGTTGTGTTTTAAGTTCCTTCTTGAGCTTGTTAAGCTCGGACTTGTATAAAGGAGAGGACGGTGTGTTAGGCAAAGACCTCGCCTTTCTACCAACAGATAGAGCAGCATTCTTGTAGATTTGGGCAATGTGTTTCTGCTGCTTTTGAGTCAGGCTCACTCTTGCCTGTTGTGCTGTATTCAAGTTGAGCTTTGCCATAATGACCTCCTACCGGATGGGCTTGATAAGCATGGCCAGCGCTACGAATGCTAATCTACCCATTGATGTACTCTCTTTCATCAGAATAGAGCGGGGGCTAGCCCCCGCTCTGCTCACTTGTTCAGCTCCGCGAGCTTCGCTGCAATATCGTCCGGGATGTGGCACTTCTCCTGCTTGACGCAGTAGCCGTCCTCATCGTAGGTGAGCTTGTACTGCGGCAGGACGTAGATCTCCGTTCCGGCGCGGGAAATATCGCGCGCCATAACGGGCTGCTTGATGCTGTTCCTGATGCCCGCGCTCTCGCTCAGACCGTAGGGGATGTCCGTGACCTCGATGGGTCTGCCGTCGGATGCGATTCTCTTGTAAGTAGCCATTGTGTTTCTCCTTTTCTTTGTTCAAATTTTATTTATCATCGGCGTATTTTTCGCCGGTGATCTCCTTGATGCTGGATTAAAAACAGAAGCCGAAGGGCACACCTTCAGGCTTGTCCGCATCGTTGTATTCGCCTTCGCCTTCGCCGTCGGCAAGGACCATGCAGAAATACAATGGTTCGTCGCCAGCTTCGCTGCCAGCCGGAGAGCGCTCCCACCAGTTGTTCGGATAGCCGTAGTAGTTCTTTACCTTACTGTTGCCCGCCTTGTAGTAGGCGTACTGACTGCCCTCGCTGGGTTCGGAAAAGGTGCGTCTGCCGAAAATCTCGATCTCGCTCAGCAGAAACAGCTTGTCCGCCGTGGTGTTGATGGTGGCACTCAGATTGCCCGCCGAGGTCCACTTGTTCACCTCCCGGATGCCGTTCTGCACCTCCGTTGGCATCTTGCTTAGAATGGTAGGCAGATGCGTCTGTCGCATGGCGCAGCTCGTCCAGCCTCCTACGTTGGTGGAAGTATCGTTCATTGCATATAAATCATCGTAGCAGTCATGCAGTTGGAAGGTCAGTGGTGCTTTCCCAGAACCATCAGCATAATTGTCATGGCCTTTACCAATGATGTCGATAACATAAGCCGTTCCGTTAATCGTCATGGCTTTTTGGCTGCCCACTGTCCAAGTCTCCGGCACTTCTTTGTTTTGGCAGGCTTTTATGATCTTGGCCCATGTATTATTGGCGAAAACAGGGGCATACTGGTTCTGTTTTCTGGGTGGAATCCAAAACATCACTGCACCTCCTGCACCACGATGTTGACCGTGATATCCGCCGTGGGAACCGTGTCTGCCCGGAGAGTTACGGTGTTCGCCGCCTGTGCTACGGGGACAATGCCCGCTTCCAGATAGGCGTCAATGGCCGCTTCTGTGGTCTGTGTGACCCAGATGACTTGCTTGCTGGTGTCCGCCAGCACCCCCGGCACGGTGACGGTCTGCTTCTTGGTGCTGGAATCCCACCCGGCAGCCGTCAGCGTCACGGAAACAGCTTTTGGCTTCTCTGCTGCTCCGATGTTGTCCCGCGCCTGCTTTTTCTGATTGGAAGTCAGATCCTGAGCGACATCGTATCGGACAGGTGCCACCGCACCGCTGATCTGCTCGCCCGCTGCATTGTGGGCGGTGGCCCCAGACAAAAGCGTCTGGGGCGTGACCGTGTCCTGTGTGAGGTCCATGAGCGTGGTGCCGTCGCTGAGCTGGACTTTGTTATTGGCCATGCCGCACCTCCTTAGCCGATGGTGACCGTCTTGCCTCCCTGCGCGTTGTCGGTGTAGGCAATGGGGATCGCGGCCACCGTGACAGAGCTGAGGCAGTTGTACTCCTCGTCGGGCAGAACCTCCTGCGAGGCGAACGTGGGTGTGACGTTCTTGGCCTGCGGCTTCATGCCCTCGCTGCCGGACATCGTGCCGAGCACGCCGAGGACGGTGATGCCCTCGCGAATGTTGGCGGGGATCAGCTTCGCCTCTTCGGCTGCGTCGATCTGCGCCTTGCCGCTGCCGTCGTGGTAGCCCTGGGGGATGGTGACCGGCTTACCCTTTTCCGTGATGTTGAGCGTCTTGGCCCCGTTGTTCGGCATGGTACCGGTGACCTTGCTGCCGGTGACATAGGCTGTCTTGCCAGCCAGAATTTCTGCCGCGCCAGCAGTGGCATCTCCGGTGTCCGCGTCAAACTCGCAGGAGCCAGTGATGGGTGCGCCGTCCTTGCCGTGCGCGGTAAAGCCCTTGAGGAGCTTGTCCGCGACCACGGTGTCCTGGGTGAGATCCATGAGGACTTCGCCGCTCGAGAGTACGATTTTGCTGTTGTACTTTTCAGCCATTTGTTATACCTCCAATATATATTGTTTTGCCCCCGCTGGGGTTGCTTACTCGTGCCACTTCGATGGGATTGACGGTCACATCTTCAAGGAGCAGTTTGTCTTTTGTCGGGAGAGTAGATTTCACAAAACTGGGATCAACAACATAATCTCCAGTATATGGATCTCCCCCTACTGATATGGTTTCTGCCACAGAGGTGGAAAGAAGATATTCGTCAGTTCTAACTGATAAACATAGCTCAATCATATCCTACCTCTCTAATCAGCTCGTCTACCGAGATATCACAAGCGGTAGTAGCATGTTTATGGTTGTATTCATCAGTCCAATACAACTGTGCTTTGGCAGAAGACGTGGTTAGTTTCATGGCATCTTCATAAGGCACCTTTACCAGTAATTTCTCTTCTACCAGTGTTGCTGGAAATTCCAAGTAGATACCGTGCTGTTGTCTAAGACTGAACAAGATATTGCTGGCTTTTGAAAAATCCACCAGAGTTCCGTTTGAATCCTTCGCTGTAAGAAGGAGATTAGACTCAATCCTTTGTAACATTGTTATCACCCCCCTCTCCATCTTCCCTGAGATTCGGTTGATTTTGCAAGTCCATAAAAGCATCTTCAAGAATCTGACGTTCCAAAGCAATCTGACGGAGCTCATCGTCAGCTTCATGATCAGTCAAATTGCGCCATTTCTTCATGTAGGCTTTGCGGCTCATCGTCTGGGCATTCACCTCAGCCAAGTCAGTCTGCTTTTCCTCAGCCTCATCCTCAGGCAGAGGATACTGGTTGTCTACACGCACACCATATGCAACAGTGGGAAGAGCTACATCGATGTAGAACTTGGCTGCTTCAGGATACAAGCGCACTCCCTCAATGATGGACTTCACCATCAGCTCAAGGGCAGGACGCCAGGCAAGCATCTTTTCTTCACAGCGCACAATCAGATCCCAATAGATAGCCTTCAAGGTCTTGCCGGAAGATACAATACCCTTCAGGGCTTCGGGATTGACATTGGGCACAGCAGTCTGCTCATACATAGCGTTCTTGATACGATTCAAGGTTGTATCAAGCGCTGTGCTGTAGCTCATGGGAGAGTCAAGTACACCAACCTGAGCATAAGCACCATCAACAGATCTGTTTTGATCAGATGCAAGATCCCAATATGCGCCAGCCGCAACGCTCAAGTTCCTTGTGCTTTCAGGAGCAGCATCAATGGTGTAACGGATAGGATTCATTCCCTTGCGCTCAGCATCCATATCAGCAGATGCCAAGCGGCTATACCAGCTCTCCTGATCAACCAGCTGAGCAATTTCAGATGTACCGATCAAGTCACCAGTCAAGCCATCATTGATGATGACATAAGCAGGGATGAATTCAAAGAGAGTCTTGGTCTCAGGAGCAACGGTCTCAACAAGCTCTCCCAAGCCGTTGTAAACCTCTTCGCTGTACCAGCAGAAGCCGTCCTGCAGCCAATACTTCTTCTTGTAGATACGCTGATCAGTCTTGGACTTTTCATCATTGAGACCGTAAAAAGCAACGATTTTGGTCAGCTTATTGCAATCACTGGGATCTACATCGTACACAAATTCCAAACTCGGGAGGAAAGACACCTGAATGCCCTTTTCCGTGTTGATATTGTACATGAGAGCCACACGCTTGCCAATGAAACAGTCCTTTGCTGCCTGTAGCAAAGCGTTCTTGAACTGATTTTTCTCGAGCACCCTGTCAACCAGCTCTTGATATACAGATGCTGCTTCTCGGGCTGCTTCATGCTGTTCAACAGTATCACCAAGATGCACGTCCACCCAAATGTCAGGAGACTTGGAAAACAGGAAGCGAGCTTCTTTGTTCAATAGGGAAGCAGCCATTTTGTACCGCAGATCAGCAGGCACATAGTCTTGTGTAGTATCAACAACAAACTGTGCGCCCTTCTCATACACATCGTACAACTTGATGATTTCATACATGTCTCGCAGAACAGCAGAACCATACAAGCCCTCTAGCTCGTTCTTGATCAATCCCGTAGGGATATTGAGCAGTCTTGTTACATCAACTTGAATGCTATCTTTTGCCATATCACATCCCTCCTTTGGTTCATGGCAGAGCTTTACAATCACTTATTGTTTTCCGGGATCCTGTCCAGGAGTTCCTGAGTCTTCTGGGACTGAGTACCGAAATAAAACGCAATGATGGAGCTTTCAATCAGCATAAACTGTTCCCCACTGATTTTGCCCACAACAAAGCCATACAGAGTCCCCGCCGTGCATATAAGAGTTACAATACTCTTAACGCTGAGCAGATTCGCCAGACGTTTCTTCACAATATCCATTTGTTTCCCCTCCTTTCTCTATTGTTTTGCCGAAGATACCTCCTGTATTGTGTTCAAAGGTATTTTCAAGAACTTTGAGAAAGCCAACGCCCAGAATAGTATGGATCGCTGGTTCAGAAAGCTCTGCCATGGTGTAGACTTGCTGTAGCATCACCGTGGAATAGATAGCAATGCTATAGCTGATGAATACCCAAACAAGGGCTGATATTTGCGTTGTGATGAATATCATGCGAGTGATGCTCATCAACTTTGCTTTGGTCAAGCGTTTGCCGCCTTTGCTCATACTGTTTCTCCTTTCTTGCTGTTACGGGATAGTTGTTTGATATCTGCGACTTCATACCCATCAAGAGCGTACCAGATTGCCGAGAATGTATGCGGATCTATGTTGAACTCATCATAGATGAGATTGTCTTGTTTATCCTTGGCATAGATGAGTGTGCTGAGCTCCCTTATCGTGTTGGGACAGTTGGGAGAACAGATGATCTTGCGAAAACGCTTGATTTTCCTCGTGTTGGCAAGTCGTGACCCTGCATACTTATGACAACCACGCATTCTAAACCCTGACTGTCGATAGAATGCAATGGCTTTAGGGTCTTCGCAGTCGGCGATAATTTGAACCTTGTCAAGTCCATCCTTCTTGAGCTCCTTCTCCGTTTTATCATCAGTCATATGGTTTTTGTAATACTCATAGTAGATGTAGAGGATCTTTTCTGCATCATTTACAGCGAGCTTGAGAACCGCATTGTAGGACTCTTCAAAGCCGAAGTCCATGCCGCAGAACTTGAACCTATCAGGGATAGCAGACACTTCTGCCATGATTTGCTTGTGCGATTTAGCCACTTCAAACTGCGGCAATACCTTTTTGCCATTGAGACCGAAGCGACCTAGACGAGCAATTCTGTACAAGTCAGGATCATATTCCTTCATCTGATCAAGTGTATCGATGTAGGACTGCGGGAGGAATAGGTTGTCATCAGCCACACTGTGATGGTAGTACACTCCATTCTTGACGATGGTTCTCAGCTTGTACAACCGAGTATCATCCAGAGTGACATGTTCAACTCCGTCCTCATCGATCCTCTTGAAGAAGTGTTGATAGACCCAATTCTCTGTTCCAACCGGATTTGTACTCAGAATGAAATGCATGGATAGAGTGGGATGACGCAGACGACCGAGCAACTCCTTGTAGCCTGCATATTTAATCTCAGAGCACTCTTCCAGCCAAACGATAGTCACGCCATTGATGGACTTGAGTTTGGTGGGCTTGTCCATTCCTTTGAAGATGATCCTGCTCCCATTGGGGAACTTGATCAGCATCGGAGAGGTTGTACAACGCACTTTTTTCATGCTTGTACCAATCAAGTCAAACTCTTCAAGGATCTCAACAAGTAGGTCATAGCAGCTCTCACGGATGGTATCAAAGACTTCACGCACCACCAAGACTTTGCGTTTTTCTTGTAAACACTTGAGGATGATCTTGAGTGCTACATGATAGCTTTTCGAGCTGCCATACCCTCCGACAAGGAGATATGTCTTGTAGTCCCAGTCCCAAAGAAAATCTTCAAACCGAGGATTGACTTCTTTGTCAACTACCATCCTCTCTCACCTCACTGAGCACCTTTATAATATATAGGTATAGGCGGATCTTGCGCTGTATGTTGGTCACAGCTTTGGTATCCTTGCGACCTTCAGCTGCTTCAAGATTGATCTTTGCCCTGCGAAGCTGACCCTCAATGAACTTCAATGCCTCCTCTCTCATTCAGACTCTCCTTTCTTGCCTCTGACAATATTGATGGTGAGCTGATCATCGTCACCACCCTCTTCCAATAGGCGCTGTTTCAGCTCAAACTCTCTTTGCTTCAGATCAAGCTCAGCACGCATCTTCTCAATCTCTGCTCTGGCTTTTTCAATGCCTGCTGCAGTATAGCCCTCTCTCCAGTTGAAAGCTGCATCAAGGACGTATTGTCCACCCTTCTGACCATCTCTGTCATACAAGCGCTTTTCTGCATAGGACTCGATCCTCTGCTTGGCAGTAGCAATCACATTGGCAAAGGTCTTGACATCATCCGTATCTGCATGCATCTCATCCAAGAGCATATCAATGCGCCCTTCTTTGAATTTCTTGATAGTGCTTGTAGCAACACCAAGATACAAAGCGAGCCCAGACACCGTATATGGACAAACTTGTCCTCTTAAAAATGTCCCGTCCTCTTTTCTGACTGGTTGTCCCTTGTTATCAAAGATGATCCCGTTACAAGACTCCCAATACTCCCCAATCTTGCCTTCCAATTGTTCGACCGAAACGAACTTTGGACGAACGCCTTTTGTTGGATTTAGGCGACCGAGCATTGGTTTATGCGGATTTCTAATGCCCCTCAAATCCAAAGCTACATGCCGCTCATCTAAGAACCGGGACCGAACTACAGGGAACTTGGGGACATCGATTATGATCTGTTTCTTCGCCACACTAGGTTTTCTCCTTCCTGCACTATTGTACGACTACAGCAACTATACCTTTATTATACTCTCCGTAATCGAAAAGTAAAGGGATTTTCCTCTATTTTACCTAAAGAAGTTATAAATCCTTGTACTTTTACAACATTTTCTATCCCTTTCTCCTTATTTTACCGATACGCCATCGTAATCGTTTCATTTTCTCCCAACTTTACCCGAGGGAGTAGTAGAGGACGCGCCGTTCCTATTTTCCTCCTATTTCGTTTCGACCTCGCCACCTCGTTAGACTTTAGCGTATTAAATCGTCTCGGAGATTTTCTTACAAGATTTTCCTCCTTTACAATCTTGTAAAGTAAATCTAAAAATAGGCGGATTTCACAACAATTACCTATTTTCAAAATAAAAATAGGCGGATTTTTCGCGCATTTTCGTCGCATTTAACAGGTATTACCCCGTGGAGTAATCGCATTTTAGGTTTTCGCATCCATAATTTATCCATCTTTGTTGTTACCTATTTTTAATTTATTTTTTAGCGTACGAGAAAATAAATATATATAATAAAATACAATAATACATATTACAATAAATAGTAAAATATATTTTACTATATATAAAAAGTCGAACGAAAAATAGGCGGATTTTTACAAGGATCCTTGGGACTATTTTTAGAATCGTCATTACCCCGTGGAGTAATCCTCTGTATTTTACAACACCCACTCCGCCTATTTTTAATTCCTAAAATAGGCGTATTACAAGGATTTTTACCTATTTTTAGCCTATTTTTATTTTTACCCTTCGCTCTCACCTCCCAACACTCACAAGTTTTCACAATAAATCCACCATCTTTCCCAAGATCCGAAAAATTTTTACAAAAATTTTGAAAAAACACTTTACTTTTCCGAAAATCGGGAGTATAATGTGTATTGTAAGGTTGAGCTGAGGATAAAACAGAATGCTCACTGATCTTCCCACTCCTTCACGGAGCTCAAGAAGATAAATAGCTGCGAAAGGCAACCTCAGCTCACCTCACAGTATTCCAGATTTGAAAGGAGCATCCCGCTTTATGAATACCAATATCCGTTACCTCATCAAAGTCACTGCTACTGCCACAGATGATAACCCCAATTTCAAAGGCGCCAATTATACCTACTACTATGGGCGTGATCAGCGCCTGCTTGGTGCTACTTCTGTAGGAATTGAACCCCCTGAGTACATGGAGCTGACCCGTTACTTTGTTGAGCAGTATGGCTACAAAACCCGCAACACCTCCAAGGCAATCAAATTCTGGACCTATCTCAATAACGATCCTTCCTTCATTGACAATACTCGTTTTTGGACCCACTCTGCTGAGACTGTTGCTTATGATTTGGTTAGCAACAGCCTCGTATAAGAAAACCACAACTAATCTGTTTTAAGGAGGACACAATTATGTCTATGCATATCCCTACCAGTACCAAAGAAATCTACACTCTTAGACGCAAGCTCCTCGTTGCCCAGTATGATCTTATCATTACTCCATACAAGCAGTTCCGTGATGACCGTCGTATTGCTTACAACAGCTATCACATGATGCTCAACGTTTGTGATGAGATGATCGCTGCCGATACTATCATCACTTCTGCATCCATCAAAGTCGCAGTCAATAAGCATCTCAACGAGATGTGTGATGAGATCAACAGTATCATCAAACGCTTCAATCACGTTGTTCCAGACAAGTATAACAGCTGGATTCCTGAGGAGGATTGACATGACACCTACCACTACCGTATTCACACTCATTGGAGTTCTCACACTCACGCAATACCTCATGAAACTCATCACATACCTCGATACTCCCCGCTCCAAGCATAGGAGGACCACAAATGACCTATCACTTTGAAATACCTCACAAAGGACGTCCCAGTTCTCCCTGTGACCTTCATTGTACCGAGCGCTCTGCAACCTGTCATGCTACCTGTTCAAAGTACAAGGAGTACGAATCTCTCAAAGACCAGTACTACAAGAGCAATCCTCCATCCGCGGAGACTTTCCCAGTCACCGCAGCGCATAAATCCCGCAAGCGCAGTTTCTACAACCACTCCTCGCACTAGACCTCGCGCCTGTACACTTACCACCCCCACCTTATCCGCGCACTAAATCATCCAAGAAAACACACCAAATTTACCGAAAGGAGATCCCCCATGAAACTCATTCCTACCTCACTTCACCTCATCTACAGTACCAAGCGGAATACCATCATCCCCGTCAAGTACAAGATCACCTCTATCCTCGACGAATTCCGCAATTCCTCTGATCAAGCCGTCAAGATCGAGTTCTCCCCAGAGGAGTTCCGCCATTCTCACTCGGCACAGGCGTCCTTCATCAATTGCATGAATATCCATCCTCAAGCATATGCAGGCATCAGATGCGTAGTCCGTGGTGGAGGCTTGTATCTCATCAAAACATACCCTGTATACACCGCATCTACTCATACAAAGGAGGACTGACATATGGAGTTCCAGATATTTGAAAACAACACCAAGCTCCTCTATAGACCCGCTCAAACTACAATCATAGCAGAAACCTATTTCCGCACAGACCTCACCACGCACAAGAGGATCACTGTGTACAAAATGCCGGACGGATCAGTCGTTGCGTACATAGACAGTAGCACAGGACTTCTCACAGTGAGTGCCAAATTCTATGAGCTCTACAAGGACGAGCCGGAACTCACATTGATCCAGCAGGATGTTGGAAACTACAACCCGCAGACATATATCCTATCTGAGGACTTTTAAGGAGGACGACAATCATGAACAGTATTTCTATTGGTTTGGGCAATTTCGTCAACAGTGACCATGTGCTGGCTATCGTCAGCCCCGAGTCTGCTCCGGTCAAGCGCATCGTGCAGGACGCCAGAGACCAGAACAAGATCATTGATGCCACCTTCGGTCGTCGCACCCGAGCGGTCATCATCATGGACACTGGCGCGGTTACACTCTCGGCAATCCAGCCGGAGACTATCATCAATCGTAGCAACAAAGACTAACTACACTGTAAAGGAGACATATTTTGAGTATGAACACTACCGTTGAGCAGCGGTCAAAGGAGCATTCGCGCAAGACGCGCCAGAGCATGTTTCTGGAGCAATGGCCAGAGGCAGAAATTGACGAAAGCGGGTGCTTGATGCTATGTCCGACAATTGTTTCCGCTGATCAACGAAACAGACACGGCGATTGTATAACATTGAAGTGCACAGACTGCCGCCGCGAGTTCTGGATGCAGGAGGTGGAGTGAGTGTCTATCAACAAATCAAAGCGCGAAGCGGTATATCAAAAGTATGACGGCCATTGTGCATACTGTGGGCGTGAAATTGCCTACAAGGATATGCAAGTAGACCATTTCCTCCCGTTGAGAGCATGGGGTATAGAGGACACCGGTGCAGACGATCTTGACAACCTCATGCCAGCCTGCCGGATGTGCAATCACTACAAGCGTGCAAATTCGCTTGAAACTTTTAGGCGGTACATCGCAGAAATTCCGCGAAAGCTGCGCGAGAACTACATCTACAAGATTGGTGTGGTTTATGGCAATGTCATCGAGGACGAAAAACCGATTGAGTTTTACTTTGAGACGCAGAAAAGGAAGGAGGGCTGAAAATGGCTGAATACACTGAGCGGGAAGCGCTGCTGAACAGCATTTGCTATGAAACGTGCGGGATAGCGTTTTGCGGCGCTACGAACTGTGCTTTTATAGCAAAGATTCGTTCTGCGCCAGCCGCCGACGTTGCACCGGTGGTGCATGGGCGGTGGGAAAACGGTAATCCAATTTGCCCTGTGTGTGGCGAAGATAAATTCAAAGATTTAGACGCAGATATTTGGTGCGATTGGTTGCCACCCTTCTGTCCCAATTGCGGAGCGAAGATGGAACAAGAGAAGATTGGAGATTGATCTATGTTTAGTTATAAACTCAAGACAGAGAACCTCCAACTGCGCAATCGGATCCAAGATCTTGAGGAGCGGTTATGTCCTTGTGAATCTCATGATTACAAGGAGATCCATAAAAAGCTCATCATAACTGTAGCAGACTGCGAGATTCTCAGAACATACAAGTGTAAACGCTGCGGCAAAGTGATCAAGAAATATGATTGGGAATAGGAGGAGTTGAAATGGCTACTGTAAATCAATGCGATCGTTGTAACAAGGTGTATCCTATGCATTTAGGAGGGTCAGCATACATTAAAGTATCTGTCACGGGGGGATCCCTGTTTTCAGAAGACTCTGATCTTTGTCCTGAATGCTACAAGGCTTTTCAGAATTTCATGAAAGGAGCAAATCCAAATGAACCTCGATGAATTGAGAAAGACTCTCTCTTCTGAGGCAACAGAACGCTGTAAAGCTCAGGAGAAGACTATCAAAAAGCTGCATCAGCAAATCAAGGAACAACAGGAGGAGATTGAATACTGGAAGAAACATGTTGCAGCCCTTGGTCATAGGTGCAGGGTGTTTACCAAAGGTGGACTATGTATTTGGTGTGATCCTGATATCAGAGCACTATGTACCAGAAAGGAGAACAAAGATGTGTGAATTTTGTAGCAACTATGATTGGGGGACTACCTCTTATGAGATTGATAAGCAGGGTGCCCGACTATTGCATGCATTAGGATCTTATCGGTTTTCTCCAGCAAAACAGCTCAAATTCTGCCCTATCTGTGGCAGTAGAAATCCCAATCAAAGCAAGAACACAGATCTCATCAGTCGCAAGAAATTACAGGAGAGACTTGAGTACAAGAAGGCAGGACCTGCCAACAAGAGGTATACAGAAGGATGGAATGACTGTATGTCTCGAGTCAAGAGTATGGTCAGTACAGCTGCTCCTGCTGCATGGGAGGACAAGATGCCTTCAACAGCCTGTGAGAATTGTCCTAGACCTTGTGGACAAAATAACGTCGTGTATTGTCCATATTGGGATGAGAATATCAGATAGGAGGTACAACAATGAGTAACAAACCATCTACTGCAGAAAAGGTGCTGGTCAACTTTATCTTGGGGATCTTTGATGGTCTCTTCAAGAACACTAAACACAAGAAAAGGCATCATTTTTGATAAGATGTCAAGTAGGAGAGAATGAATAATGCGCTGTCCTGAATGTGGTTCGAAACAGATTTTTGTAACAAACAGCAGACCCAGAGATGGTATCAATGCTGTCTGGAGAAGACGCAAATGCAACTCTTGTGGGTATGCTTGGAGTACACTAGAGCAATCAATTGCTGATATCACGAAAAAGTATATGAAACAACCAACAGAATAGCAGAACAATACCTCAAGGATTCCTTGGGGTATTTTCTTGTAAAAATTTTCTAAAATCTTGATTTTTCTTCAAAATTATACGCTTTGATAACTATACTGAACAAAACTTGTATCTTTTGATTGGTTATGCATAGATTATGTAACTTTATCTTGTAAAATCATGACTTTACTTTTGTAAACTTTGGGAGTACAATAAGTCCATAAGTTGAGGAACACCAAACTTCAAGGAGGATTACAAAATGGTTACGATTTACAAGGATAAGCGCACTGATAAGCTGTATGCCCTGAACGAGATGATCACCATGGGTGTCAAGGTCAATCTGGTGCAGATGGGCGGCAAAGAAGACAAGTTTGTTTCTCCCAGCACCCTCAAGCGTTGGTTCACCAAGTGGGACGAAGCTCAGCAGATTGTTGAGGTCAAGGCTTTCACTGGTATGGTAATTGGTTGGTTCAAGGTTCTTACGGAAAGCAAAGAAACCATCACTGTTCTGACCAAGCAGGGCAAGTTCCTTGACTTTGATAAGAATACCGATGCTCAGGTAAATGCCAAGAATCCCAAGTTTGCTAACCACATCGGGATGACCCTCGGTTATCCCACAGTATTTTAAGGAGGATTACAATGCTTCGCAAGTTCAAGGTCAACAACTATTACAAAGGAGAAATCAACCAACGCTGTAAGTCCTGTATCTACACTTGGGAAAAACTCTCTAAGACCGTCCCTGTGCTAGTGTTTGAAGATACCCTACCAGAAAACAAGTTCTTGTTAGAGACTATGCTTCATCAAAGGGATGGAGATCCTTACAAGAGGACTTGGGCAACCAGAGAAATTAAAGGAGGACAATACAATGACTGACATGAACAAGATCGCTGAGAAAGTCCAGAAGCTGCTCAATTTGGCTGGCAACAATCCCAATCAGGAAGAAGCGCAGGCAGCACTCCTCAAGGCTCAGGCGCTCATGGCACAGTACAATCTCGATATGGAAGCCCTTAATGGCGAGGAGAAGATCCAGTACTCTTTTGAGATCTCCAAGATCAAAGCCAATCCTCGTGCTCGGGCAATTCTGAACATCATTGCTGAAGCCTTTGCTTGCAAGCCCCTCATCTCCGCAAACAAGAAGTGCGGATTCTTTGGTCGCAAGGACAATGCTGAAGCTGCCAAGACTTGTATGGAATTCATCCATCGTACACTGGAGCGCGGGATCAATCAGGTTTGCAAAAAAGAAGGGCTTGCTTCTTCTGCTGTAGCTGGTGCCTCTGATATTTACAATGGGTATGCTGCAGGCTTCATCAAAGGTCTCAAGGAAGCTGTCTCCGCACAGACGGTTGCTCTGGCTGTTGTAGTTACCGAGGATGTCAAAGATGCCTATGCCAAGAGATTTCCCAACCTGGGGACATTCCATGGCAAAGCTACTACTTACAACCCCAAGTATACTGGAGCATACAATCAGGGCTACACCGATGGCAAAAGCTCCATGGGGAAGCGCAGCTTGAAAGCCTGATTGCGAAAGTCCCGAGAAACTGCGATAGGGTGAGATTGAGTCAGATATTTGCGGAATTTCGCTGGAATAAACCACTCAATCTCCCCTCTTTTCGGACTTTACTTTTGCCCATGTTGGGAGTATACTACTCATATTCTATCTGATGGAGGATGCGCAATGGAAATCAAATCCGTGAATGATCGCAAAGCCCAGCTTGAACAACTCCTCAAAGAGTCAAAGATCCCTGTTTCTGTATTCCCTTGGTTTTGGCTTCAGACAACCGATTTCTTCGCTGCTCCGGCTTCAAAAGGTCATCACGCAGCCTATCCTGGTGGACTGTTTGATCACAGCTTGAATGTCGCAACCGTGCTTGTCAAGCTCACCGTGACTGGCATCTGCAGCCCTTGGGGAAGACCGGAGAGTCCTGTCATTGTAGGTCTGTTACACGATGCCACCAAGCTCGGGTTGTATGTACCTGAGACAGATCCTACTACAAATCGCATGTATAAGATCAATCCCAACTATAAGGCACTGGATCCCGTACACGGTGCTGACTCTGTGGCAAAACTCAAAGAAATCATGATGCTCACTGAAGAAGAGGAAGCCTGTATCCGGTATCACATGGGAGCATACGAGGTTGACGACTGGGATGGCTATGATAAAGCCATCAAAGCATTCCCAAATGTGCTTTGGACTCATACTGCAGATATGTATGCATCGAAATTGATGGAGGTTGATGGATGAAGACAAGAGAAGAACAGCGTCGATCCAGAAAGTTGCTGATCCTGTCTGCTTGGGTGTTGCTCATCTTGTACATAGCTGGATTGATAGCAGCCGTTGTTTTCTGTAAGGCAGAACCGGCAACAGAAGAGACTACTCATACAACAACTGCTGAAGTAGCTCCTATCAAAATGCCTGAGATGACAGAAGAGGACATTGAATTTGAACTGCTTTGTCAGCAGGAAGCAAAGATGCCAGAGCTGGCGTGGGATTTTGAACACGTGGTTGCAGTAGTTGCAGCTGAGTGTCGAGGAGAGCCATACGAGGGTCAGGTTGCTGTATGTCAGTGTATCCTTGAGACCTCAATTGCAAGAGGCATCACCCCTGAAGAAGTAGTTGATATGCCCAATCGATATGCGGATCCTCTCAATAATGAGGAAGCGAAGGAACTTGTTCGGGATGCTTGTATCAATACCTTTATACTAGGGGAACGAGCTACAGATGAGCCTATTGAATATTTCTATTCTACTGTAGGAGGATTTGAATCCTATTGGCATGAGACGGCTTTAGAGTATGTGATGACAATAGGCAATCACAAATTCTTCAAGACTTATGGAAATTACAACTCTGATTGGGAGCTTCAAGGAGGAGAAAGATGAGAACCAAACCAAAAGATACCCTGTTCTGTGGTGTAGATGAGAGCAAAATCAAACACGCAAAGCCTATCCTCAATGTGCGCAACCTCAAGTATCTGTACCAGTTCATCATCCGTCGGTACAGCATTCATCTGAAGAAGGACATATTGGGAGAGCCCAAGCCTTGGACCAAAGACTCTGTACTGAGAGAATTCCGCTTCACCAATGTGCGTCGTGAGCACGATCGTGAAACCAAGTGGCTTATTGAGCACATCACATCAAACAATGACTTGTCCTATGAAGACAAGCTGCTCAACTGCATTCTGTTCCGTCTGTATAATAAACATGAGACCTCTGAGCTGATTTCTCAGCCCATCCATTTCAGCGAGTATAAAGACTGGGATCCTGAAGCCTATCGCTCTCTCTTTGAAGCAGCTCTTGTTGAAGACAAGCACCGCATCTTCTTTACTGGAGCTTTCATCACAGGAGGACTGAAACGTGCTCTGAAATGGTATCTGCCCAAGGATGATCCCAAAAACAGCATGGAAATGCGTATGCTGTGGTTCATGAAAGTCCTCATCAATGATCAGGTCACCAGAAAGATCAAGCGTGCCAAGACCCAGAAGGACGTGTTTGATCTGCTTTGTTCCTACGATGGTCTCGGCGCATTCCTGTCATATCAGATTTTTGTTGATATGACCTACATTGAAGATTTCCCATTCAGTGAGAACGAATTCACTGTTGCTGGTCCTGGTTGTCAGATGGGGCTCAGATACCTGTTTGATGACAGAGATGGGATGAGCTACGAAGAGTGCCTGTTTTGGCTCAGGGATCACCTTGAAGATGAGTTTGCCAAGCGTTTAGGCAAGGACTTTGATCCAAAAGAGCTGTTCTGGGATCTGCCTGAATATGATCGTTGCTTGAATGTGATGAGCCTGGAGAACTGCTTTTGTGAGTTGTCCAAGTACATCCGAGCCAAAGACGGAACTGGCAGACCTCGCAAAAAGTATGAGGGGGTCTGAGTATGGTCCCGGTATTCGTGCCGTCTTATCGGCGTCCTGATGCACTTTTCTTGAAGAGAAGTGTGCTCTATAAGTTTCCACTGTACGTTTTCGTGCGGAAGGAAGAAGAGGACTCCTACGCATGGTTACGTCGCAGAGAAGACACACACATTATCCGTTTGAAAAATGTGTATGACATCGGCACTACACGTCGAGCGATGTTCAACTATGCTGTTCATAAGGGCATTGACAAGATCTTCATGATTGATGATGACGTGGGTAGACTTGACCTCTCTATTTGGGACCCAAAGAAAAAGGTGGTTCGTGCTTCTGGCACTGTCAAAGGTGCACCCGAGGACTGGAGAGTTGTTCTCAAAGCCTGGGAAAAGCTCTGGGAGAATGAGGCTATGCTGGGTGCATCCTATAGACCATTTAGTTGGTCAATGAAGCAAGAAGATCTTGGTAAAAATGTTCGGGCGCAGCTTCAGCAAGCTGTAGGTGTGAATGTCAAGCTCATCCATGAAGCAGGGCTCAACTATCAAGCGAATGATGAGGTTGGCAATGAAGATCTGTTCCTTCAGCTAGAATGCTATCAGCACGGTCTTGAATGTGCAAAAGCAACTTGGATACAGTATGATTGTGCAGCTATGGGAGCCGGAGAAGGTGGTTGTAACGCTTCAGAAGTAGGCTCTATCCAAGAAAAGCAGCATCGCAGAGTCAAGCAGTTTGTAAAGGCTTGTACAGATCCCAAGCTGATCAAAGTTGCCACAACCAAATCTGGTGTTGAAAGTGTCAAATTCAACTGGAAAGAAATTCATAAACTTATGGAGGACTGATATAGATGTCTATGACTGACAAAGATACCCATCATTGGTTAAACCTTGCACATCAATATGCTATCAAGCACTCAGGGTGCTGTAAGGTTGCTGTTGGCACTGTTCTTGTTGATGATATGCTTGGTAGCGATAGAGCTGTAGCTATGGGTGCAAACAGGACTATGCCGGTGCTTTGCAACAGCTCTGAACAGGGCTGTCTCAGAGTACAGAAATACGGTGATGACAGCAAGGTTCATCGCAATCCTGAGGACTGCAGAGCTATTCATAGTGAGATTGATGCAATCTGCTATGCTGCTCGTCTAGGCTTCATCACAAGAAGGACTACTGCCTATGTCACCCGCTATCCTTGTGAAGCATGCGCCAGAGCGCTTGTTACAGCAGGCATCTATCGTGTGATCTATGGAGGAACTGCTGAAATCAGTTCTACAACTGCTGAGATTTTCAAAACAAACAATATGCTTGTCATTCATGTAACTGATTGGAAAGAAGACAATACAGATCGTTGAGGAGTAAATCATGGGAACAGAATTCATTAAAATTCTCACTAAAGAGCACAGAGATGCTCTGTCTAAAGCGCGCAAGACCTACGGTACAACCAATCAGATCCTTGTCTCTAACGAGGAGCTGTGCGAATTAGCAGCAGTTTGTGCCAAATACCCTCGATACAGTACCTCTGAGAAAGCGCAGGAAGCGCTGTATGATAAGGCACTTGATGAAGTGGCAGATGTTCTCATTGTTCTTGATCATATTATCAACATTTTTGATCTCAAGACACCTGACCTGAAGAAACGAGTAGACGGAAAGGTCAAGCGTCTACAGGGCTGGCTGAATTCCTCTGACAGTATGGAACAAACTACAATTGATCGTCAAGTTCCTGGTCAGACAAGTATCTCAGCCATGAACGGATGCAGTGGATGTATCTATGAAGAGTCAAAGCCTTTGGGTAGATGCAAGTCTTGTGTAGATCAGAGCAACTACAAGAAAGGTTTTCCATGCTCAACTTGTAAGCACATGGGAAACTTCAAGAACATGAAAGATGGAGAAGTTTGCGAAGTCTGTGTTAGAACAGACGGATCTATGTATTGTCCCAAACCCAAGGAGGGCTGAGTATGACACTGAGTGAATTCAATGCGCTCATAGGTCAAGACTCATATGTCCGTTGTATGGGCAAAAAGCGTTTGGACACAGCTATCGTGGACGAAGCTGCAGCTGATGCTCATATATTCTCCGGCGGTCAGATCGGTTGGTGGGTGCGTACAGGATACATAGTGGTGGATATAGATGAGGGCAAGGAACAGGCTCTGAAGGTCATCAAGGCTTTGGGCTTGAAGACTCTCATGGCCAAGACGCCGAAAGGACTTCATCTGTACTTCAAGTGCAACAAAGAATACCCTCAGCGCGTCGGTATGATTTTGCCTTGCGGTCTCAAGTGTGATTTTCGTTGTGCCAATAAAGGCTATGTCATATTGCCCTTTGGTTCTGAGGATCGCAAATTCAACAAACAAAGAGTTATTGCTGATCTGCCTGAAGAGTTTACTCCCATGGCAAATCGCAAGGAGAGTTTGCTTGGCTTGAAGGATGGAGACGGCAGAAATGCTACTATGTTTGCTCATCTCATGGCATACAAGAATAGAGGAGCTTCTGATGATCAGATTGCCAAGATGGCTGAGGTCATCAACAAGTACATCTTTGCTCAGCCTATGGATGAAGCAGAGCTGGACAAAATTGTTGAGAATACCAAACACTATGAACGATCTCAGCAATTTGACAACCCCTATTTGATCTATAGCAGCAAAGGCGTCCCTACTTCTGTGAATTACAGAGCCATCTGTGACTATTTTGTCAACCGTGGAGACACGTTTGTTCTTGGTGGAGAATGCTACCTATACAAAAACGGCGTTTATTCAGAGTCCAGCAGCTATGTGAGAAATACCATCAAGGACATGATTGGAGTAGATACTCTCATAACACAGAACCGGATCATGGAAGCCTTCAAACTTCTCACAGACGATACCCGCATTCAAAAGCAAACCAGCGAGCTGAATGTAGACAAGAACTTGATCAATTTTCAAAACGGCGTGTGGGATATTGAGAAGAAGGAGCTGCTGCCTCATGATAGCAAATACCTACAGACTCTGCAGATCCCTCATGTTATTGGTGAATACAAACCTTTCAAAGAGACTCGTTTGTATGACTTTTTCAAAAAGACCAGTTTGCCTACAGAGGATATCAAAATGCTGCTCAAATACATGGCCTATTGCTTGACTTTAGACTACGGTTTGAAGACATTCATGATCCTCTGTGGTCAGTCTAATACCGGCAAATCCGTGTTGATCCGGTTTTTCGAAACTCTTGTTGGCCATTCCAATGTATCTTCTCTGAGCATGCATGAGCTGAACCAACGGTTTTACCCAGCACAGCTATACAACAGACTCCTCAATTCCTGTGCAGATAACAAGTCCTCAGCATTGAATTCTATTGATCAGCTGAAGAAAATCACTGGCGGAGACTCCATTATGCACGAACGAAAGGGCAAAGAGCCGTTTTTCTTTGTGCCATTCTGTAAACTGATTTTCAGCTTCAATCAGCTCCCTCTTCAGCTGGAAGAAAAGTCCAATGCTTTTTATAAGCGCATGAGAATTCTGTTCATGAACAACGAGCTATTCTTGAACAATGACTATGTCAATGATCTGTGTAGTGAAGAGGGTGTATCTGAAATCATACCCTATCTTTTGAAGATGTTACCCTTGAGAGAGATCCCTAGAACATCTCGAAGTGACAAGTATGTTGAGACCTTGAGAGAGGACTCTGATAGCATTCATGCATTCCTTACAAAGTGCTGTGACCACGATCCAGATTTGTCTGTTGAAAAAGGCGCTTTGTATGAAGCCTATTGCCGCTATTGTGTGGATACTGGAAGAGAAAGCCACAAAAAGCATGCATTTATGCGCAATATTCGCACCTTGGGCTTTGCAGAGACCCGTGGAGGAAAGAATAGGGACTACATGTGGGCTGGGATAGGATTGAAGAAAGGAGTGTAAGAATGACCAGAAGACCGATCATTGGATATGAAGGATACTACTGGATAGACAAGAATGGCAGAGTGACCAACTCTTCTGGCCATGAAATCAAGCCGTTCGATGTCTCTGGTGGAAAGGCTGTGGGTCTATATAAGTTGGGTCAAAGGGATATCATCCTGCTCAAGGATTTGAAACCACAAGGAGGGCTGTATGAGGACTCTTGATACTCTTAAGATTTCTCTCAAGGTGCTGAAAACTCAAAGCAAGGCAACCCCAAACAAAACTTTTTCCAAAGGTTCAGAAACGATACCTATCGGAGCTGTTGTGAATAGTCTGGAGCGCCTTATTGGTTGGTGTAGTAATGACCTCGATACTGGGGACATGGTACAGGTTGTTCCTTGTGCTAAATGCATACACTACAAACGGTTCAAGAAGAAAAACGTATTCAAAGCAACTGTATTTAGGGCTTGTGAGTTGGATATGCAGCGGAGACAGCCTGATTTCTATTGTAAGGATGGTGATCGAGGATGAAGCAAGAGATAGGCAATATGCAATCTCTTGATCAACCCATCACTGATATAGATGTTGTATTCACTGCCATGTACAATCTAATCTATGAGAAGTTGGAACAGGAGCCTGACAAGGGGATTGTTGTTTGCAAAGGTCAGCCCAACCAGAGAAAGGTCAAATGGAAGAAGGTCCTTGCAATGGCTCACTGTATGGAGGACTACTTTCAACTCCGACTTGAACAAAACAGTTGTAGCTGTTGCGGTGATTGTATCTATTGGAGTAGTATCTCTAAAGCATCACCTCATCTGGGCAAATGCAAGCTCAAAAACAAGTCTCATATACATCAGATGAGCCTATGTAAAAAGTTTGAGAGAAAGGAGTCTCAATGAGTTATCAGTATGCTACAATAGACATTGAGACCACAGGTCTAAACCGATACAAAGACTCTATCACCTGGATAGGTGTAGGATTGGCTGAGTCTGTGGAAGATGATCTGTCAAAAATATTGATCTATGATGCTTCTTCTGAAAATGACTTGAGAAAATTCCGCAATGTAGTGCGTCATATCAAAGAGGCAAGAGCCAAGGTAGTCTGGCAAAACGGAAAATTTGATACTCTGTTCATTGAGCATCACCTGGGTCTCAAGTTACCTATCAGTGAGGATACTATGCTGATGGGTACAGCTTTTGATCTCGTCGCAGAACATGGTTTGAAGTCCATGGCACAACACTATCTGGGTGTTCTTGATTGGGATATCTCCAAGAAAGAGAAGACAGGCGGAGCGCGAGAAACAATTGTACCCTACCTGAGATGCGACGTGAAGTATACATGGCAGCTCTTCCAGTATCTCTACACACATATGACTGAGCGTCAGATGAAGATCTATGAAGACCTGCTGAGACCTGCATATCGTGCCTATCGGGATATTGAGAGGAATGGGCTGTACCTTGACTTGGATACCTTGGCTGATGTCAAGAAAAAGTACAACAAGGAAGAGAAAAAGCTATCAAAAGAGTTGAAGCAGGTTGCAGATATCAACTGGAATAGCTCTGCTCAAGTAGCAACGGTGTTGTTTGAACAGGAGCATATGCCTATCATTAGCAAAACAGCCAAGGGAGTGCCATCAACCGCAGCAGATGTGCTTAAAGAGCTGGCCATGCAAGGCTATGAGACTCCAAAGCTCTTGCTTCAATACAAAGATATTGCTACCCGCAATAAGATGTTCTTGAATCGATGGGAGGATGACTGCTATGAAAGCCGTATACACCCGAACTTCAATCTCACCAACGTGGTATCAGGTAGGACCTCTTGTAATAGCCCAAATCTGCAGCAAGTTCCCAGAACAAAGGACATTAGAGGATTGTTCAGTGGTGCTCCTGGTATGATACTGTTTGAAGCAGACTATTCTCAGCTGGAGCTGCGCATTGCTGCTCACTATGCCAACGAGAAGACTATGCTTCACATTTATCAGAACAATGGCGATATACACACAGAAACTGCAAAACTGTTCACCAATGGTCGTGAACCTACCAAGGAAGAACGCGGAAAAGCAAAAGCAGTAAACTTTGGTTTTTTATACGGCATGCAAGCAAAGAAATTCGTTAAATATGCTCTGGACAGCTATGGTCAGACCTTTACACAAGCTGAAGCTGAACACATCAGAAACCTATTCTTCGCCAAGTATGCTCGTCTTTTGCCTTGGCATAAGGAGCAAGAAGACCTTTGTGATATGCAAGGTGGTGTATCCAATATGTTTGGGCGGTTCAGGAAGCTGCCTTTGATACATTCTGCCAACAAATGGGAGCGTGCCTCTGCTGCTCGCCGTGCCATCAACACTCCAGTTCAAGGCTCAGGCTCAGATCTACTCATCTCTGCGGTCACTCAAATCAACAAGGAGCTCAAAGGAATTGCTTGGATAGGAGCTACTGTTCACGACTCCATAATTGGTGAGTGTCGGATTGAAGACAAGGATCTGGTGGATGAGACTATCCGTAGGATCATGAAGCATCCGAAAGTGTTGGATGACTTTGGGGTGACCTTGAAAGTTCCTCTGGATGTTGATATTGGATGGGGACCTTGGGGAACCCACTAAAATAAAGCGAAAACTGAAGAGAATTAAAGCTACAGTGAGTTTTGTTTGTCAAATCGAACGAATTTGATCAAAAATACGGAAAAATAGGGCTTTACTTTTCAGAGAATATAAGCTATACTATGAAATGTAAGCAGCGAGGAACAGCAACCTCGCCACAATAAAACTTTATTATAAGGAGTGTGTTAAAATGCTGGATCTTAACAAGGGTGATAAGGTAATTCTGAAGGGCTTCACGGGCATCAAGCTCGGCGTGTTCGAGATCAAGAGCACTACCAAGAAGACTCTGACCATCATCAAGGCCAACGGCGATGAGCTGGTCTTTGACAAGAAGACTGGCAAGCAGATCAACGTGGAAGAGGGCAAGGAGAAGTATGCCAACAGCATCATTGAGGATGATGGCAGCTTTGTTCCTCCCACCCGCAAGAAGACCGAGAAGAAGTCCACCAAGGCTGCTCCGGCCAAGAAGAGCAAGAAGCAGCCCGAGCCTGAAGAGGACGATGACGAGGACGATGAGGATGACGAGGAGGAAGAGGAGAAGCCCGCGCCCAAGAAATCCAAGAAGTCCGCAAAGAAGAGCAAGAAGTCTTCTGATGAGGATGAAGACGAAGATGACTTCGAAGAGGTCTGATTTGTCATGGCGGGAGCAATAGCTCCCTCCTTAATGCAGCTGGCTATGGATCCCGGCCATAGACAACGGTGACAAGCCCGTGTAAATGCAGAGTCAAGGAGTATTCCGCGCTCTTTCCTCGTAGTCAACAAGACTACCGCGCGGATCGTAAATGTTGATGGGACAGCTCGAGAGATTCCCATCCGAAGAGGAGAACACCGAGACGTGAGGGTTGTGGGCATGCCACCCGAAGTAGACGACAGTGTTTGGCCAAAGACCTCCAGACCAGTTGACGCAGCCAAGACTGGTCACCTCATCTTTAATGGACAGGAGGTGAGAAATTGTTCATAAGCTATTCTCGTGAAAGCTGCTATCTCCATTGTCCCTATCAGCATTGGTTGAGATATGTACGAAGACTTGAGAAGAAGCGACCTGAAAGACCATTGTATTTTGGTACAGACTTTCATAAGTTGCTGGAACTGAGAAATGACAAAGCTGCTTTGAGAGAAGCCAAGATAGCTATCAAGGATACCTATTATGAGCTCCCTGCTCTGTGGCAAGCTGATCTGGGTGAAAACTATGTAGAAGATTTGTTCACTATCTTCAAAGATTACAGAACAATCTACAAAGATGTGCGTCAACCGCAAGTGACTGAAAAGCCTTTTGAGTTGGAAGTTGGTTCTTACAGAGGAGAACCAATTGTTTTTGTAGGTAAAATTGATGAGCTATATCTTTTGAAGCACAATGGAGTCAAACAGATCATTGTCGGTGAGCACAAAACTTTTACCAATAAACCCAACATGGACGTGCTTATTATGAACACTCAAAAGTGTTTGTATGCAAAAGCCGTTCAATATCTTCGTGGTATTTTACCCGAGCGAGTAAAATGGGACTACATCAAGTCCACTCCGGCAGAGCAGCCAATATGGCTTGAGAAATCCAAACGATTTAGCGAAGCTGCCTCTCGTAAAATCACCCCTATGAGCTGGAAAAGAGCTTGCAAAGAGCACAACATTTTAGATCCAGATGTTTTGAAGAAGGGCGAACGATATGCCGGCAACATACCGGAGTTTTTCTTTCAGGTAGAGCTGGATATTGATCCAGCAATGGTTGATCTGATCTGGGAAGGATACATATATACCGCAAAGCAGATCATCCGCTATGGCGAAACCAATAAAGTACACAACATCACCCGAGATTGTAGCTGGTGCCCCTATCATGACATCTGCTATGCAGAGATGACTGGTGGAGATGTTGAGTATGTTATCGGTAAAGATTTTGTTGAAAAGGAGTGAAACAATGGCACAACAGATGGTGAATGGTTCCCATTATGACGGGAGCAGAACTATCACCAACCGCATGACCAAAGAGTATGCGGTTGTAAATCCTCCCTTTGAGGGAAAGCACAAGAAACCCCAAGATGCTATGTCCATCAAGAAGCGCAAGATGCATTGGGCTCGCAGAAATGCGGAGCTAAGGAGGACTGCTGATGAGGATTCTTGACTCTGCTGTTGATATCAAAGAACTCGGTCAGCGCAACCTGTGGGTGTTGTATGGTAAGTCCAATACTGGCAAGACCTATGTAGCATCTACATTCCCCAAGCCGATGCTGTATATTCAGATCGGTGATGATGGTTCAAATACCATTGCTCATGTTGATGGTATCAAGGCTATCTCCATCGGGTCTGTTGAGGATTTCAAACAGCTTGCTTCTGAGCTTCAGAAAGACAAGAAGTACAAGACCATTGTTGCGGACACTTTCTCTATGGTGGTCAACGAGTGGACCCAGCAAAAGGTCACAACTAAAGGCAAGAAGATGACACAGCAGCTTTGGGGTGACCTGAAGATTGAACAGGAAGAACTCATCAAGTCTATGCATAAGCTGGCAAAAAAGCACATCGTTGTCCTGACTTGCCATGAGAGTACAGACTCTATTGAGGGCATGGAAGATGAGATCTCTCCCGACGTGCGTCCGTCTGTCTCTAAGGGTGCTCGAACTTATCTTGAGGGTATGGCCAACTATGGCATTCATCTCACGAAGGTGTCCAAAGAAGTCATCAAAGGAAACACCACGAAAGAGGTCATTAAATATGCAGCTGATATTGGTCCCAATCCATACTATTGGACCAAGCTGCAGATTGATCCTAGCATCAAAGTCCCTGCACGAATTGTCAATCCCACCTATGACAAGTTTATGGAAGTCATTGGTGCTGTTGAAAACACTTAAATTGAAGGAGAACTATCATGAGCAGAAAAATCAAAGTCAATATGACCGGAGTGGAGAGCTACACTCGTTGTCCCGAGGGTGAGCATCTGGCCAAGCTGAAGAAGATCGAAGAGGGCACTGTTCAAGGCAGCGGTGATGACTGTCTCAAGGCTCAGTTTGAGGTTATCAAGGGTGATGGCAAGGGCTGTTTGGTCTTTGAGACCTTCTCTCTCACAGAAAAGGCTCTTTGGAAGCTGAAGTCCTTCCTTGAGGCTGCTGGCACCAAGGCAGATGGCAAGATGGTGCTGGATCTGGACAAGCTGGAAGGCAAGACCTGTATCATCGATGTCATTCACGATGAGTACAACGGCGTCAAGCGTGCCAAGATCGCTTCGTACATGAAGCCCTCCGAGGTGGAGGATGACGACGATGAAGATGTCGATGATATCGATGAGGATGAGGACGAAGAGGAAGAGACCCCCAAGAAGTCTTCCAAGAAGTCTACCAAGGCTCAGCCCGCAAAGAAGTCCAAGAAGACCGACGAAGATGAGGATGAGGACGAAGACGACGAGGATGACGACGATGAAGACGAAGAGCCGGTGAAGAAATCCTCTAAAAAGTCTTCCAAGAAGGAAGAGAAATCTACCAAGTCCTCTAAGAAAACCAAGAAAGAGGAAGATGACTGGGAAGACGACGAGGACGATGACTGAATATCCATAGAAGGATGGCCACCATCTGACTTGCCATTTTAACACGGGGGAGGGGCAACCCTCCCCCAATAGGGGGCATTGATACCATGATGATTGACTATGGAATTCCTGGGGATTCCAAAGAGCTGCGCAGAAAAATATTCACCGAGTTGATGACTCCAGATCCTCTGACCCAGTATATGGATGGTGAGGACTACCAGCTCATGAGACCATATGTCAAAGCACGTCATCTTGACCTCGAGTCTTGTTTATGGCTGGCTTTTTTGTATGGTACTTCCTACTCGTGTACAACAACGATGCGGTTTTTAGAGGAGTTTCCCACCGTTGCTGATGTAACTCCCAGAAAGATCAAATCCTTCTGGAGAGACCACAAAGAGACTCTCTGGTTTAACCCTGACAAAAAAT